GGATTGCCTCATCGCTGCCAGACGACGATTGCTGGACTGAAATGGAATGGGGCCACATTCGAGGGAGTCTGTGCCCTAAAGGACAAGAGGGAGCCGTGATAACCATTGAGAGGATATGAAAAACATCATCGAGAAAATCACACTGTTCGCATTGCTGGCTGCGATTGCCGCAATCCCAGCACTCATAGCGGTGTTGCGCTGGAAAGCGTACCACCACCGCTTTCCCGACGCTCCGTTCTGGACGTGGTTGTTCAAATGAGCCTGCGCGAGTTTAAGGAGGCGGTGAAGGGAAAGGAAATGGAATGAGTGAGCAAAATCCACCTGAACAAATGGTTGACTATTGGTGGGACGCGACGCTGGTTGAAAACTACCTAAACGGATGCTCCGACCAATTGCAGAAGCTAAGGGTTCCAATGCCGATTGGCGTGGCTGTGTCGCTTCAACGATTGGACGCCGCATTGAAGAATGCTCTTGAGCGCGTGCAGGCATTGAAACCAACAGCACAAAAGCAATGACCCCGCAACAAATCACCTACGCGAAGGAGATTCACCGTAGAATCATGGGCGTTGCGGCATGGGCGACTGCGGTTGGTATTGCCCGTGGTCGAGATGGTGACGGGATGAGGATTCACGGGCTTGAAGGTCGCCTGAACCAAATACCGATTCAACTTGCAGAGATTGCAAGTTGGGCAAAGGAGAACAAACCGGAATGAAATGGGATTGGTTTGCTATAAATATCGGAGCGATTTTTGTTATTTCTGTCTCCATAATGGTTGCCGCTTTTATTCACGCGCAGTTACACCCCACGTTCTACCCAATAGTCAAAGAGTACAAACACAACGGTCACAATTACATTGTATTCAGGTTTGAAGAAAAAAGGAGCATCGTCCACGACCCTGATTGCGGGTGCCAAAACAACCGATGAACGTTATGAATGAGCGCAACCAACAGACATTAATCACTGCTGTTTTGATTGTTTCTTTTGCGGTGATTGGCGCATTTCTGTGCATGAATGGTTTTACCAACCTTGGTGGTGCGACACTGATTATTTCTTTGTTCGCATTTGTGTTTGGAGAATGGGTAAGGTGATTATGAACGAAGACGACAAAAGCGCCTTGCAGCAGAACCATGATCGGATGGTGAAGAAGTATGATGACTTGAAACGTGAAATCTGGCTTCTTGAACTGGACTATCTAGCAATGGCTATAAAGGCTTCAGAGAAAGGTGAGCATGTAGACGCCTTCCACGCCTACTTTCTGATCGCGCAGAAACTACACAAATTGTAAAATGAGAACTGAGGCACTTTTTACCCTTCATCAGTTCGGCATTCCTTGCCGAATTGGGAAGCCGGTTTGGATTTGTCCGGTTGGCGACATTCACCGCGACTCGGAGCATCATGCGGATGGGGAGTGGCGAGATTGGCTCAAATACGCCCGCACCGTCCGAAAAGACGCATGGTTTCTCGGCATGGGCGACTACCTTGACTTCCTGCGGGCGCACAACCGGGCGCTGATGCACTCGTTCAACCTCGACGCTCCCGACATCGACGACGCAATCGAAAAGCACGCGAAGAAATGGCTTGATGTAATCTATCGCGAGCTTAAGCCTATCGGGCATAGGTTCATTGGGATGCTTTCAGGGAATCATTTCTACCAGTTTCGCAAGGAAGGTCACAGCGACCGGGTTTTGGCGGAATATCTGAATGCTCCCTACCTTGGAACGTGCGCCGGCATCGTGCTTACGCTGAATGACTCTACCGCAGGGAAGCGTGGTTGCGTGCGTATAATCGCCCACCACGGCGTTGGCGGGGCCGGAACCATTGGAGGTAGCTTGAACCGTGTGCAGCGATTCTTGCACGGTTGGGAGGCTGACATTGCGCTAATGGGTGACGACCACAAGCGGGGAATAATGCCGACCGGCGACCAACTCCGCATGCAATTCCGTGGTGCGGGTCTTGAAATCCAAAGCCGGACTCAGTACGTCGGTCGAACCGGCTCTTTCCTACGTGGGTACGTTGACGGCAAAAGCGGGTATGTAACCGACAAGGCATTGACTCCGACAAGCCTTGGCACGGTTGAGCTGGAGTTGACACTTCAGGAGAACGGAAACGTCAAGATTAGGGGGTTGGCGTGAAAAAGAAGCAAGTAACTGAACGCGACCTTTTGCCATGCGGGGTGTGTGGGAGCAAGCCGGGAGTGAAGGTTGAAGGGAAAAGCGTTTGGATCGGTTGCCCGCGAGGTTGCCTTACGGTTGTAGGACCGGGAAAATGGGTTTATGGTGATTGGAACAAATGCGCGATTGAGGAAGGGGGATGCGATGAACTACCAGCGGATTGAAAAGGACTTGACGGTAGCGTCGAAGGAGTATCAACCGAAGCGACGGGATTGGACGAGTCGCGAGTTGGAAATCCTGAAAAAGTTCTACCGCAAGGTAGACACGCAACTGCTGGCGGCGAAACTGAGGCGTTCTTTGGCGTCGATTAACAATCAGGTTAGGAGGTGTGGAATATGAGGAATGTGCAGGTAAAAGTGGAAATGTTCGGACCACCGATGTTTGATCGTCCGAAACCGATGGTGGAAATCATGGACGAAAATGGGTTTTCATACCTAATCGTCACCGTTTCGGAGGCTTTGAAATTGGCGGGGGATATCGAGTCGGCAATCCACAAGTTTCAGGAGGTGAACGATGGCGAATAAAGCGATTGAATTGCGGGAGTTTCCAAGCGCAGCTTATGACTTTTTGCGCTACCAAATTGGTTATTGGGAGGAACGCGACGGGTTGGCGCATGAAAAAACAAAAGACGGAGACTGGTTGCCAATCTCCGTCGGTCCGGTGAACGTGTTCCGGTTGCTCGGATTTGGTTCTACGCGGGCACTAGCCGAGTCTGTGGCCCGCAAGCCTTGGGAAAAGGATCACGCAGGCTTGTCAACGACATCCCAATAATCAGGCAGTCCCGCTAGTTCGGCACGCAACGCCTCCCATTCAGAGAGTGGGACGGCGTTCGTTTTTCCCCATACGTTGACGAGCTTGACGATGGCATCGACTGCCGTTGGTCCGTAAGTAAGCGCGAGTTGCGCGACGAGTGCGGCGGTGGACATGTTATTCCTTTTCGGCTTGGGCGATTGCCTGCGACAAGCCGGCAAGCGCATTCTTCACGCTATTCGCGATGGCGTTCCAATCTACTACGTTTGTGGTTCCCATGTTGGACGCGACGATGATCTGAACCGTATTCGACGCAGCGGCACGATAAGCGTCATAGGCAGCCTTGACGCGGATATGCTGTTGCAGCGTCACCCGGTTCGATGTTCCCTCAACAGAACGACAATAAGTTGCCCACGCCTTTAATCCATCGGTAGCGGCAACCTCCGTCGTTTTGAGCGTGTTGAATGCAATCCGGTCCGGCGGGGTAGCACACCCCGCAATCCAGAGCGTAATCCCGATGATTGCAATGATCTTTTTCATGCGTACAGAAGCGCCAGTGAACTGTTTACATCGTATCGGTATGCGTCGATGGCGGTGATGAGTTGGTTAAGCGCAGTCACCAAACGCGGGTCGGGTGGCTGCGGCGAGTTCGCGCACAGATTTCGGATGCCCGAAGTGTCGTAGGTATCCTTCTGTTGCTGAATTGCATTCCGATATCCCTCAATCAGAAGCAATGCTTGGTCAACCGTGAGTGTTGGTGCCATAGGTTAGAACCGACTGCCGCCAATTGCCGGCTGTGAATCGCTGCCCGAAGCGCCGGCAGACTTCATGTGAAGCTCCAGCGCCAGGCGCATTTCGTTGATTGCCTTCGTGGTCTTGGCCTGTTCGTCTCGCAGCTCGACAAGCTGTGTTCGGACGAATTCCGCCATGATCTTGTCTTCAGCCAACCGTTGCCGAAGATCGTAGATTTGGGTGGTTGCCCACGTCCCCCACGGGACAACCAACCCAAACAAGACCGATGTGGTAAACCCCAAGACCACGCCCTTCCATGCCCCCCTTTCGCTCCCCATGTCGTCGCCTCCTTTCATTTGCTTCGATTTTAGTACGGAACTGGCGAACCGGAAACATTCTTTCCGGTAAGGTCGATGTTGCGGTAGTACATCGTGCTTCCAGACGGGTCAATGTTGAAGTCCCAAGTCGAGTTTCCGCTGGTAGTACAACCGTCCAACCACATCTTAGTTGTCGGCGTCGCGCTTCCGACCGTCCAACCGTTTGTCGCATTGGAAGCGGAACAAGCGAGGTTCCACGTTCCGCCTGCGCCGATATCATGGACGGCTCGTCCAGAGGCATTGGATTGATACGCACCATTGAGGCGGACCCCCCAAATGCCGTCATGGCAGGTTGACCCGTTGTCGGCAAGTGCGCTTCCGCAATGCCCAGACACGTTCCCATTCTCAATGAAGAAGAAGTTAGAGTACGTGCTGGCCTTGTGGTAGTTGAATCCGTCGGTAACAGCGTGGTAAGCCTTACAATTCTCAGTGAAGCAAGTTCCGGTGTCCTGCTCGACCTTCAAGCAACCGCCGCTCGACGCGCCGCCGACGAACCAGCAACCATCGTAAACGGAAACAGCATCGGCTGCGGTGGAGTTGTGCCATACGGCGGGATGATTCGATCCGCCATTGATGAACTTGATGCTCTTGTAATACCCCGACACTCGCGCCTGATACACGCCCGAAGAAAGGCCGGCGGTGGCGATAAGGTTCGTGTCTGGAACACGGTCATCAAATGCGCGGACCCAAGTATCAACGCCATCTGTGTACCAAGACCCGGCTGTAGAACTGACAGCGGCGGCATTGGCAACGAGCGTCAACTTTTGCGGAGAACCGTCCGTTCCAAGATTGGAGAAGTCATAAACGGCTGTCCCGATGTAGGACGTAATCTTGTAGCGCGGAGCCGTGTCGGCAACCCAATCAGTTCCCCACTTGCCCTTAGCAATCAGGCGGGCGGTTCCGCTGGATGCTGTAATCCAAACACTGATTGCCTTGGAATATGTGGTTGCCGTGGAGTAATTGCCTGGGGCGAGCACGTATTCAACTCGCTTGCCGGTGTAACTCCCAATCTTGGCGACCATCGCGTCCCAAGTCTTGCACGCGGCACCAACCGATGTGCCGGCATTGGCATCGTTGCCGGACACCGCGTCACAATAAAGTGTGTCGGTGCGTGTTCCGCCGATGTTCGCGGTCTTGTAGTCGGCGGCGACAAGGTTCGTGGTGTAAACCCCCAAGGAACTCCGGTACAGCTTCATCGTGGAAGCGTAGGAGTCAGTCGAGGTTCCGGTGAACCCGCTCGGGGTCGAAAGCGTGGTATCAACGTAGGTCTTGGTGATTACCACGGAATCTTCAAGCCCGCTGCGTGTTGCGAAGAACTTGAGCGTCTTGCTTCCGACAATCGCGACGGGACTAGAGTACAGCGTCGAGGAAGTCGTCGGGATGCTTCCATCGGTGGTGTAGTAAATCGCAGACCCGGCAGTAGAGCACGCGAGGGTAACGCTGGTAGAGCCGGCGATGTCACCGGAATCGGGCGAGGCGGTAGGCGTGGCAACGGAGCCGAAGAACGCAAACGATGCGACTGCCGAATTGGTAAGCCCGCTTTTGATGCCGATGGCTTTGACGGTTGAACTCGTTGAAACTGTGAAAGGAGACGAATACAGCGTTGACGCGGTTGTGGGATTCGCCCCGTTGGTTGTGTAGTAAATGGACGCGCCAGAAGTAGCGCATGCCAAAGTAACGGAAACGCTGCTTGTGAAGTTCCCGCCGCTAGGCGAAGCGGTGGGAGTTTCAACGGTTGTAGCGCCAACCGGAAGCGAATTCAGCGTGTTGAGCTGCTTCGCAAGCAAAATCCGAATTGTGTCGCCCGGACGAGGAACATTGCCGCCTGCCCATTTTTCTGCCATAAATTAACCTCTCGATTTTACCATTTCGTCTGCTTCATCCCTGTAGTTTGGAGCTTTCTCCACCTTGTCCCGATAACCGGGCATTTCAACGTCGCCAACCATAACAAGGCAGGCGTATCCGTTGCCCTTGAGTCGGAACGTACAAACAGCATCGAATTCCTCCCCTGCGGTAACGCCATCGGGAGCGATGCCGTCGGGGAGTTGAAATTCAACTTTTCGGTTGGAAGTCATTAGAAGAAGGGGGACGTGCGGTGAACGCTACGCACGCCCCCCGGTGTGGTGTGGCTACGAGCAGGTCACAACCTCAAGCGACGGGATGCAACGCTTGAAGATGAGCAGGCGACCATACTCGGGGAAGATCGGCTTCGCAGCGTGCTTGTACTCCGCGAAATGCCGACCCATCTTATGCAGCGGGTCAGTAACCCCGGCGCAAGAATCCGCCGTCGTGTTGATGAGGGCGTCGTTCCCGGTGACAAACTGCCACTCGCCCATGTAGTTCTTCGGCGTCCACTTGGCGTTGCCGACCGCGTTAATCGGGCGGAAGGTTTCCTCATGGTACACCCAAGGACTGAGCACGCGGGCACCCTCGTAGGCGGCGGCCTGCCAATTCGGGTTGATGATGCTCGCGTAACCCTTCGTGGCATAGGTCGAGGAATTGGACTGCCGCCAGACCGGGCGACGAACCCAACAACCGCCATTGTGGACCTGCTGCGCCCAGGGATGCGCGGCCTGCGTGGCGTCTTCGGCGTAACCGTACACAAGCCCGGTATCGGGTTCGGTGTAGAGATGCGAGGGTCCGATTGCCTGCCCGTCGGTGCCGGTGGTGCGCCAATCCCAGCGAGGCGGGAACGGGGTAACGACGTGGCGGAAGTTCTTGATGACGAGCGCCGCACCCATGCGCTTGAGCAGCGGGTTGGCGTCCGCGAACGTGTCGAATCCAGAACGGATGTCGAGCCGGAACTCGCTGTTGTTGAGCGCGAGCCGATGCGAGGCTTCCATTCCAATGAGAACAGGCCAAATCGGACCTTCAGGCCCGAGTTGGAACCAGCCGTCGGAATTCGGTTCCGTTGCGCCTTCCTGAACCAACGTGATCGCAGTCGCGTCAAGGTGGTCCTGCGTAAGATCGCCGGTCGAAGTGCTGGTTGCGTCAAGCGCCGTAAGGTCAACAGTTTGCGGGGCAACAACGGTCGAGATTCCGAGAGGCGACTTGAAATGTAGCGGGGCACTCCACGTCATCGTCGAACCCGTAAGGGCCGCCGGCGTGAAGTTCATGTAAATGTTGTCGAGCCGGTTTACGAGACTCTTGACGTTTCGATCTTCCAGTTTTCGGAAATACTTTTCCCAAAAGTCCTGCGACTGCCAATGGAGAACCAAATCGTCTTGGCAGACGAGCGGGCCGCGCAACTGAAACGCTTCGGGACCGTGAACGACTTCCTTGTAACCAACGTAGGTATCGTTCCAAGTTGCGGCGCAAGCATTGGTGGTCAACTGACCGCCGGCAGCGACGAGCGAGATGGGCGACCAAGTTTCCTCATCGGTCGCAGGCTCAGACCGTTGGATGGTGAAAGTGGACTTCGCGAGACCAACACCCATGCCGTACTCCTCGCGGGGAATAAGCGTAAGGATGGGGTCTTTGTACTGAGCGCGATTGTAGAGCGTGGGTCCGAGATACTCGGAACGCAGACGAAGGATGTCAAACGGATTTGGGCATGCCATAAGATAAGAGCGTTAAACCGCAAATTGCATCTGCGCCCGCCTCGTTGGCGCGGCACTGACGCCTGTTGTTCTGACCGCGAGATGGCGCGGACGCCCGCTCCTATGGCCCGACCCAACCATAGGGACTGCTTAGGGTCGGTGGCCTTGGCTAAGTGACCGGAGGTGCCGGCACACACACTTTGCTTCGGTTGCGTGGACTGAACCACACAAACGAAAAAATGTCAAGCACTAACGATAACGTAACGGTGTGCTGTCACAAATTGTGCCTAGTTTTTGTGACAAAAAAGCCCCGCCGGAACGAATCCGAACGGGGCCGTGCGTGACCGTTACCAGCGGTCTAAATCATCATTGCTGCGCCAATCCTTTCATCCACCAAGCCACTTGGTCGGCGGGAGACGCAGACTTGGGCGGCGCGTCCTGAACCGGGGCGTCACCCCCGCCATTGCCGGCACGCGGGACGGCGGCGGTAAGCTCGGCAACCTTGGCTTCAAGTTCGGCAATCCGACCCTTCTGCCCGATCATGGCTTGAAGGAGGTGTGGATATGCAACCCCCTGCGCGGCGATACGGATTCGATTTGCGGCGTCTTTCTCGTCGGAAGGGGGTGACAGTACCACCTGCCTCGAAATCGCCACGCCTGAGTCATCCAAGAACGCACCAAGGTCAGCGTCACCGGACTTGATACCCGCCAATGTGGAATCCACGAACGTCTGAACCTGTTGCGCCATCTGCTGCGCTTGTGCCTGTTCCTCCTGCTGCATGCGTTGCCAATTCTCCCTCGACTTGGACAACTCAGCTTCCCGCTCGGAGTTGACCGCTGCCAAGTCGTTCAAGGCGGCTGCAAGGCGACCCTGCTTCAAAGGCGGAAGGTCAGCCATCAGTTCTTCAAGCTGCGCGTCGCGGTACTCGCCTTCGGGGAGTTTCAGGATTCGTTCAAGGTCTGCGGCTCGGTCTTGGTTCACCGCTCCCTTGGCCCGCTCGATAACCGCCTTGGTCTTGGTATCGTAAAGCTCGTTGAACTTGGGATGCCGCTCGATTGCGATTTCGCGCAATCGGCGGTCGAGGTCTTCGCGGTCCTTCTTGATTTGCTCGTAATCAGACGGGGCAATGGGCTTTTTGCGCAATTCTTCCAGTTCCTTGGTGAGCTTGTTCCGTTCATCCTCAAGTGCCCGCTTCTCGTTCAGGACGGTCTTGTGGCTTTCGTTGTACTTCTTCCATTCGGCGGCGGTTCGCGGCCATTTGGTTTCGTCCTTGCCGTCGGGAGCCGGTTCCGTCGTCTTTTCTACCGGAGCGGCGGGAGCGGGTTTCTCCGGTGGCTTGGAAGGTTCGGGTGCCGGCTTCTCGGTAGGTTTAGGAGGTTGCTGGGGCGGATCGGCGGGAGCGATGTTGGTAGGAGCATCGGGCATCGCTGCCCCAAGGTTCCCAAGTCCACCGACCCAATCAGCCATCCCAGCGTTCACTTCAGCGGTTGCACTTGTCATATCATTCTTCGGTTATGGGTTTCTCAAAAGTTTCCTGCATCGGTTCATTCTGCGGAGCCTTTTCCGCGAGTGACAGCAGCATGGCGATGGCATGGTTGTATCCTTCGATGGACGCCTGCCACACAGCTCGGCTTGCAAGGTCGGTTCCTGGCGCTAAACCAAGCAATGCCGGCGACTCATTGCGCATAACTTCAAGCATCATGGCGAAATACGGGTCACTTTGGACGCGGAACGCCTCTTTAACCAAGGAATCATTCGCCCGCCATTCGTGCGCTCGGACGGAAATCCCGTTGTAGAACTTGAGCTTTGGAGCTTTTTTCTTCTTTTTGAACCAGTTCATTTGATTTCAGTGTAAGCGATACAAGTCCCCTCGATTAAGGTCAACTCAAATCTTCCAGCTTGTTCTTGCTCGCGGAGGTATCGCTCGACTTGCGACCATTCCCGATTGTAGAAGTCGTGCCACGCAACGATTGTGCCCGGTTTTGCTTGGGAAAACACCATGTCGGTATCGGCTGCTACTCCTTCGTAAGAATGGTCGCCATCAATGAAAACGAACGTAAATCCGTTACAAGGAAACTTGAACGTTCGCGAGTTCTGGTTGTAAAGGAAAACGTTCGGAAGCCCCTTAGCCAACTTGCCAAGCTCAGTTGGCGGAAGGATTTCGGTTTGGTTTTGGTCCATGTTAGCCCAAGACCAATCTACGCAGAACACCAACCTTTCTGGAAATCGGGTCGCAAACTCCCTTGCGGTCTGACCAACGAATGTCCCGATTTCGAGGATGTGACCTGAACTTCGGCTTGCTAAATTGAGAAGCGCCTTGACTTCGTGGTCTGGAGTCTTCTGCGGAACCGGCATTTCAATCTTTTCGGTTTTCACAAATGAGGTTGCAATAATTGTGCGACCAATACGGATACACGTCGCCATCAATGGCGGCTTTCAGTGTATCCGCAGTAACGGAAGGAACAAACCGAGAACCCTGCTCTTGGTGAAGGTGAACGTTCTGAGGGTAAAGCCATTCTTCTTCGTCAACCCCGCTGTGAACGAGTGACGGCAATACGATCTTCTCGCATGGCGGATAGTTGATTATGCAAATCACCTTGCAGCCTATTGCTGTAGCCAAGTGCATTGGTCCGCTTGGGACTCCGATGAAATAATCGCACTCGGACAGCAATTTGGCCAATTCAACCAATGATGTTGCAGCGTTGGATGCCCCGCGAATCTTGGGAGGATTTGAGCCGATTGAAACAAAAGAGAACTCGCTCATGTCCTTAATCATCCGCTCAATGTGTGCCTTTGTCTCGGGGTACAACTCCCGCATTCTTGGGTGAATATGCTTCCGCTGCCAAACAGCATGGGGGCCGGGGTCGAAATGAAGCGCGATTTTCTTGGTCGGATTGTGAGTGAACTTGTTCACAAATGCCGACGGGATTGGGGAAACATCAAATCCAAACGAACGCTGAATTCCTTGGATGAAATGGCCGGGGCCAAGGTCATGCTTGGCGTAAAGATGGTCAATAACAACCGACTTGGGCAATGCCCAGTTGTCCACGTTGCCAATCAATGACGAGACATCCTTCCATTTAGGCGAAACACTCCACGCATTTGACTTGGCGTGTTCTCCAAGCGCACTAAGCATGAGAAGGTCGCCAAGCCCCTGAACCGATGTGGTAAGCGATGTTTCGGAATGATCGAACCGGATTATTGGCTTTTTCCTAACTGGGACAACCGACCGGAAATGATTCAGGATATCGTCGTTTGTGATCTTGTTAGAGCTGATGGACGTGTGCCTGAACGCACTTTTGAACTTGCTAGCTTCAAGTTTTGAAAGGTTGTGGACTTGGGAAGGTCTGGTCGAGATTTTGTCAGTCCAAAGGTTTTGGTGTACTTCGTGCCTAAGAAGATATCCCAAGTCCCGGCATCCATTCTTAGACTGCATGAGCGAACGAAGGCATCCGTCCCAAGCCTCTGCACCAAGAAGCATATCTGGAAATTCGTCGCGATTTGCGGACCACCATCCGGCAGCCATTACGAAACCATCGTTGCCGTCGTACTTCCTACCCCCAAACATTGCCGGAAGTCGGTTGAAGTCCGTTCTCCAAAGATATCCGCACTCGCCATTAAACTGCTCAAGAGCAATTGGAAGTTTGGCGTCGAAAGCAACGTCACGATTGGTAATAAGAACCAAATCGAGCGGGTGAAGACCGATGGTCGCCATGTCCAAAAGGTCTTTCACAAACGGAAGTTCCCGGTCTGAATCCCGAAACATCCGATCAAGCATTTCGTCTTGAATCGGGAAGTCGATGATACTCGGGTGAGTCCAAGTGGATTTAGCGTGATCGTACCGGCGCTTGGCGTTTTCGTTTGAAGGCGTGTTGTCGGAATAGACGTGAATGATCCTGCGCTTTGGCTGTACTGACTTGACCGCCGCCTTTATTTCATCAACGCGCCTCAGAACGTCCTTATACCGCACCGAAAGGATGCAGTTTCCGCGAGGGATTGACCCGTGCCATTGCGAAATCGTGTCGGATATGAACTGAATGCTCGGAGTCTTAACCGCGTGGCAAAGGTGCAATGTGGCGGTGTCAATTGTCACAATCAGCGACGCCATTTCCATTATTCCGATCAAATCATAGACCCTAGCCAGCCTAATCTCGGATGCGTCAACAACCTTGATTGAAGACGCCTCTTGAATAGCTGTAAGTGCCTCTCGCTTCAATTGGAATGGGCTTGATCCGCCATCGCCAAAGAACAAAACGAACGGTTCATGTGGGAAAAACTCGGCAAGCTGCTTTTTCTCTCGCTTTCTGTCTCGCAAGTCGAATTCCATAGGCAAACCGAAAAGTGACTCATATCCGGCCTGCGCCCACGATTGCCGAATAAAGCTATCCCCGATTTGTTCTTTTGCGTACCCGCCAATTTGGGATACTAAAACCTCGTCATAATGGGGCTTGGCAAGAGATATTGCGGATGCGACATCGTAACGGTCAACGTCAACAATATGCGGTGTTACGTAGCTAACTCCTGAAAGTACATCCGCGAACTCTCGGCAAACCACCATTGAAACCCGCTTGCTTCTCTCGTCGGAAATCCGCTTAACAAGCGGTAGGATGTTGATTATGTCCCCGTACTTGCCAAGCTGAACGAAGCAAGTCTTTTTGTTTGACTTCTCAACCTTCTTTGGCAGGACATAGGACTCTAGGAACACCCTGAACGGGCTTTTGATTTCAGCCTTAACTTTTGGGATTACACCGTCTTTGCATGGATGCGCGATTAGCTCTGGAATCGACTGTGAAGCGTGGGAAATCGAAGAAAGTCCATTTGGCTTAATCTCGCCCCAATCCTTAGTCGCAAGGATTATGTCGGCGTACTTGTACGCATCTTGCGGATACACTCCGATTTGAGGCGTTTTGGGGGATGATCCCATGAATCGCTTGGATGCGTCTTCATATTCGGATTCAATCCACGAAAGCCATCCAGCCTTAACCGGGAACGCATCAGGTTCAAGCCAAAGGAAAGCTCCGCGTTTCTGGTTGTAAATGAAGTCTGCGGCAGCTCTGAAAAGAGCGTCAACCGATTGCTCCTTGCTTTGCTCGCTGATAACGCTCTGCCGGCAAAGCGTCACATTCTTGAAAGCGGACTTTCCTGCGGCTAGAACCTGCGAATTCTGCTCTGGCGTGCACGGGTTGGACGCGATTAGAAGCAGCGAATGCGAGTCTTGACATCCATCAAGCTCTGCAATCCAACGGAGATTCTTAATCGCCAACTGCCAATCCTTGTGGCAGTAAGCCAGAACAACAAGCATCAGCTTCGTGGTTTTCTTACTGAGCGAGCAGCCCTAGCGTGCGACCGTGAAGCATTCCCTTTTCCCTTGCCTTTCGCAGTCGGCTTGCCGGGTAGCGAAAACCAATGGTGCGCTACCTGTTGCGCTAAACCTGACTGGCGCTCATTTGTTTCTTCGTCTGCCACGATTCCATTAAATGCTGCGGAGTTTACGTGTCAAGCACTATTCCAAGGCAAAAACAGGTTCGGGGATTTCAGCGTAGGTCAAAGGAATCCCGACTTTTTCGGCGGCATGGTACTCCTTCAGCGCGTCGTAAAGGGCGTCAATTTCAGCCTTAACCGGGGCGTCGCCCATGTCGGCAATATGCTCCTTCAGCGACGTGATGGCGTCTTCGATGGAATCGCCAATGCCAGTAATCCAACCGATTTCAGGCGAGTCTTCCCCAGGAGGAACGCAGATTCGCCCGTCGATAAACGCGCTGCCACCGCACTTCACCCACGGCAGAACCTTTTTCGGAATGTCGAGTACGCACCATTGATCTTTGGTGCGCTTCGCCTTGAGCACGCATTGCGCGGCAAATTGGGCTGTTGGTTCGGGGTCGATAACCTCGCCGTTTGCACCTGCCCAAATGATGTCGCCAATGTTACCGTAGAGCATCAATTGCGCTTCGGTGGCAGGACTCGGGCATCGGCAACACGGGTCGATGAAGAAACGCTTGTCGCCTTTGACGCGGATTTCAGTCGAGAAGAAATTGCGGTAACGATGCTTCGCGAGGATGGGCGCGAACGCCTCGTTAATATCGGTCACTTCTTCGGGCATGTCTTCGTAATTCTGAATGCCGCAAAGGTATCCCGAATCCTTGATTTCAACCCCACCGCCGATGGCTACCTTGGGGAACTTGCCATCGACACAATACCCGTCGAACCCTATTTCAATGTCGGTGTCAACCGGGTCGGTCACGATAAACGGAATGTGTTCCTTAGCCGGACCAAGTTTGACGGCGAGCATGTCGAGCATCGGCTCCGACTCGCGATAGGTGGCATGATGCCATGTCTCCATCAGTCCTCGATACTTGCTTATCTTGACGTACTTATCTTCGTTGGCTTTCAGGAAATCGCGGAGCTTGGTCAGTCCTTTGATTGCTCGCCACTTGGGGCAATCAAGTCCGATTTCTTCAAGCGTTCGGTGGAACTTCTCGCGGGAAAGCTCAAGTGAATCCCCTGTGTGACTGCCCCAAACTGCCTTGCCAAGCGATTCAAGGTGCAATTGCAATCCAGAATGCTGAATGTCGGGGAAGATGAATAGGTCAATTTCGCCAAGCAACGGCCAAAAATCATCGCACCGTTCGATTTCGGGATAACCGTCGCCAATGATGCACTTGTTCAGCAACGGGAAGCCTTCTTCCCAAGGCGAGTAGTACAGCACCCGCTTGTATTGCTCGCCCAACTTCTGCGCGAGCGGCGCGAAAAGCCCGTGGTCGATGACGCAAGCTGTAATGGATTTCGATTCCTTCAATCGTCATCCTCCATTTCGTCGTCCACCCATCCTTCGGGAATCATTCTGAATCCTTTTCGCCCATTGACCTGAGTGCGCCTCGCCGGACTTCAGCAGCCGTGGTAACGTCCAATGCGGCGACTTGAGCGTTGGTGCGTTGACGGTCGGCGGCGATCTGCTGTTCGTGTTGCTCCTTGCGCTGCTGCAACCGCTGTTGGTGCGAAAGGTACATCTGCTTCAACTTCAACTGACCCTTCGCATCTTCGATGGCGAGTTTCTGCTGAACGTCGGGCGGTAATTGCGGTCCGGCATTCTGCTGTTGCTGCGCTGCTTCCTGCATCTGCTTCTGCATGATCTTTTCAAGCTGATCTACGCGGGAAGCGATTTCATTGAACATCTTTTCAAGGTCTTTGTAGATGCCTTGACGGGTGGGGTCATTGGCGAACCGCTGCATGTGCTGAATTCCGGCGGGCATGGCGAGTTCGCAGAAGGCGAGCACTTCGGGAATCTTCGCGCCTTGCGCCACGGTTCCGATAGCTTGACCGCACGCGCCTATGAAGGTTGACGCGAACACAACCGGGTCTTGTTCGCTCGTAATGACCGGAGGAACGCCGATTTTCATGGCGGCGACCTGCAACATGGCATCCGCCTCCTGCTCGCTCCCAAGCGTCTTGCGCTGCTTGGTCGGGTAATACCGTTTGACGTTCCGCTGCCCGACACGCGATGCCGTCCAATCGCAAAGGATTTGCTCCCGTCCGTCTTCAGGGAACAAGGCGATGTTTTGGACGAGCACGTCCAATGCGTTTTGCCGAAGCGTGACGCTTCCCTCACCACTCACTCGGTAGGCTTCAACCTTGCCGATGCGCCCGAAAGCCTCACGCGGAACTCCCTGCTCAATGCAACGCCGCTGGAACTCGCGGGCGAGTGCGTCGGTGGAATTGAGGTTGCAAAGTCGGCGGACAATCTCGGTATAGAACAAGTCAAGTTGCTTGTAATACCGACTGATTTGTGTTCCGGCGACTGCGTGTTGCTGGCGCTGTTCGACCGCGACTTGGGTTGCCGTGGCGGGATTGCCTTGCGATTTAGACCAAGATTGGCGGTATTGGGCGAGGTTGTTGGACGTGGTTCGCGTCACCTCGTTCAGCATTGTAATGCCGTCTTCAAGATGACCAGAAACCGGCGTAGGAGCCAAGTCCCAACCAGCCGGCAATTTCATGTACGGACCAAGTTGGGTGATATTGAATGGGGTCGAGCTTTCGGATGTCGGTCGGAACATTACCTTGGGCGACATCGCTTCATCCGCGAGCTTGCACCGGAGACGATTCTCGTAAACAAGCGCCCCGTACATGGACACGCCCATGCCATTGACGGTGTAATGCTTTCCGTTGCCCTTTGAGAAATAGAACGGGTGGACAACCTCCTGCCAAGAGTTGTAGCGTCCGACCTTCTTGAACAGATACTTGATGGGAGCGTTGTCCTGCTCTGGTTCACCTTGAAGCGGGCTGCCTGACCCTTGGGTTTCCTGCTCAACGATGGCATGCGTGATGCGCCCATCGAACTCTTTCCAAAAGGCATGCGCGACCTTGATGACGTTCGTATCGAAGTAGGTTGCAAACGAGTTCTGTTTGAATTGCTCCTGAACCCATTCCCAATCCATATTAATGCCGGTTTGCTGGCGTGCCGGCATTGAGTAGTGGATAACCTTCTTTACGTATTCGACATCCCACCCGACTTTTTCGGCTGCCTCTGGGTTCTTGATGAACTCGTAAAGCTCGTAAGGCTTGTAATCAATCAGGATGAACGCGGATTCCCAATAGGTAAGCTCCGACTCGGTGTTGTCTGGAACCTTCAGGTCTCCCGTCTTACACCATCGCGGGATAACCGCGTCACGGTTTTCAAACCAAAGCGGACCATACCCGTGGAGAGTCATCCACCATTGGGACATCTGCATTAGGTAATCCCATTGCGGTGCGGTATCGAGGATATCCGTTCCGACTTCTGCCATGATCCGCTGCCATTCGCCGCGTTCGCTTTCATCGCCAGTCTTGATGGTCAACGAGAATCGGAGCGGTGATTCCGCGTAAAGATCGTAGAAGATGCCGGCAGCCTGTTCCACGTAGGACTTGGCCGTCTGCCAATTGACGTTGCAAGCGTCACCTCGCCCGTTCTCGCGGAGCTTGGCGGGGTTGAAAGGCGCGTTGCCATCGACAAGCCCCTGAACCAAGGCGCGTTTCGTGGAGCGCCCGCTATCGTTCTGGATGATTTGGCGAAGGAACGCTTGAAGTGCGGCGGCGGAAGTTACCCGGCACTTTGGCGCTGAACCGTCTGTATTCAGATTTTGCAGACCTTCCAAGGTGTTATTATCGGTCATAAATCACGCTTTCTTCCAGCACCAATCTAGCTTGGCAAACGCATCCTTCATTTCGGGAGTCAGAGTGTCCAATTGCAATCCAAGGTCAATCCACACCGACACGGCGTTGAAGCAATGGCAAATTGAGCACGATTGTAAAACCCCATCGAACGCCGTCTTTTTAGCCCCGGTTACAGACACAAGCAAGTCTTTCAGTTCGCCGCATAAACCGGAACATCCATACTGAATCTTGGAATTCAGTGGGCAATTCGCGCAAATTGAAGCTCTGCGGTTGGCTTCTGCATCATCCACAAGCACCGAACCGTTTGCCCAATGCTTCAGCATGACCTTCGTTCCGCGCAGAACATCCTGCCATCCGAGAACTCGCGGTCGCAAAGGCAAGTCCTGAACGTATTCCTCGCATGAATCGGCGTGATTTTTGCAGAACCACGATTCCACGATGTCTTCAAAACCAAGCGGGATTGGCTGATTGTTCGCTTTGCAATGGTCAATCATCGCACGGTACAGGTCTCGCATGCTTCTAGCGCGAATGGTGATGTTCGTCGCCGGATGCGTCGCTGTGTACTCGCCGCCATAAGGGATAACCTTATGGTCTTTGATGCGATGGGTGACGTTGTTCATTTCCGTTTCTGCTTCTCGTCGTAATTCTGAACGCCGGCACCAAGGATTGAAAGCAGGGCGATTGCAGTCCCGGCTTCGATTCCTTGCTCCTTCATTACATTGTAAATGTCGCTGAACGACAAAGGAACCACGGAGCGTTGCAAAACATCGGTCGGGGTAGACTTTTCACCAACAACAGTCCTTCCGGTGAGCATGTCGATCGCGCCACCGACCCAAGGGGATAACTTTGTTCGCAGGAATCGCGCAATAAGGTCAGCGGAATTGGTCCCTCCATACGGAACTTTGTCGCCGCGAATTGGAACGATCCTGCCCTTGGAATCCTTCTTTTCTCCAGTCGCTAGCCTCGACAAAAGGACCGTGTTTTGGGCAAGACCGGAAAGCAGGTCAATTCTTGTATTACCGATTTTGATTTTGCCAAATTCGGAAGAACGCGGGTCGGTTTCAACGCTTGCACCGCCGTAACTCGAAAGGGCGTAGATTGTCCCGATTGCGGCCAGGTAACGCGCATATTCCGATGCCACAAGCGCCCGAGTTCTTGCTGAACCGCGCCAAAGAGGATGACCGACAAGCAACTGAAGTCGGCTAAGAACCAATCGCGGCGAGAAGAACGTGGTTGCCAACGCTTCAGAAGCGGCAGCGTGCTTGCCCATGTCGCCGCGCCCGGTTGACTCATTGATGAAAGTGGCAATCGCCTTGAGTTCGGATTCCGAAAGTTCGCCGCCTCGACGCTGAAGCGTCCCAACCATCGCGTCGAATGAATCCGCGCGCAGTCGGTTCAAGAACGTGATATAAGTTCGCTGCGAGAACCCAACACCGGGAATCTTTTTTGCCAAACGCGACATGAAGGCTTCTTCCATGCTGCTCAAGGAAAGAGCCTCATGCGGAGCGAGGTACAGTTTCGACTTTTGGTAAAGCGGCGCGTTCGGGCGATGCAGAATCTCCTGCTCAATCTGCCTTGCGCGAGCGTCTGACATTCCAGACTGAAGCATCGCCTTGAATGCCGATGCCGCTTTTGCAGGGTGAGAAAGCGTGAGCATCCCGCCTTGACGAAGAACCGCCGAAAGGTCAAACGAAGTCATCAGCGTCCGGCTAAGGTTCAACGTCTCCTTAAACCCATGCCACGCTTTGCCGATCTTCGACATTCGCTTGTACTCGTCTGCCTTAAGCAACCGTTGGAACTCGTTCTTCCATTTCTCGCGCTCGCCGGAAAGGCGCATGGACTCTGCGTCCATGTTCAACGTGCGGCGTTTGCGCTTGGCAAAGTTGCCTTCCTGAATCCGTTGCTGGAAATCTTTGATTGCGTTTTCAGTTCGCTTTTTCCAAGCATGCAATGCGCTTCGGAGTTGGGATTCGGGGTCTAGGACGTTGTACCCGCCCTTCTTCTTGGCTTCGTTGACTTCCTTTATTAAAGCGGATTCGACATCGCTCGGGATGCGGCGTTGCACGCCCGTTTTGAGCGGAGCCTTACCATCCGCCATGTCTTCAAGTTTCGCGATTTGCTGCATCTGCCCTTTAAGGTCGCGCAGCCTAACGTCAACCTCGTCCTTTGAAAGCAGCTTGAACTTGCCGTAACCGCTGATTGCGTCCATCGCATCGCGGCGAGTAATCGACGGGTCAATCCCGCTAAGAACCTTATGAACTGCGTCGATCAAAGCGTCACGCTCCTTGATTCCTTGGGTGATGAAATACTTCGCGAGCTTGTGGACTTGTCCGGTGATTTCGCCAAGTTGGCCCGCATTCAGTTTCTTTTCAAGATTGCCTTTGATGCGGTCGAGAACTTCGACTTTCTCGCCTTTGACGACTTGACTGCGAACGGCATCGCGATTGCGTTCGGGCTGTTTGGCAATCGGTTCTTCGACCAGTTTCTTGCTGGCTTCAAATATTTCCTTCAGGTGAGGCTTAACCACGTCCCCGAATTCATCGACGAGCTTTGCGGACCATTTCGCGAAGTCTAACCCGATGTGCCCAAGGTGAGATGCGCCGATTTCGGCAAGGTCAACGAGAATGGTCGGGTCAAGACCGGCGCTCATCCGGCCAAGACGCCCGCGCAGCCGTTCACGCGCAAGCATTGCCCGCTTGTCCAATCCAGCAACAATCTTCTCGGCAACGCTGATGATGTACGGGTTTACCTTCGGCTCTTGCGGAGTTTCCTTTAGCTTAAGCTCGGCAAGAACCCGTGCAGCTTCTTCTTCGGAAGCCTTCTTTTCAAACTCGGCAGCTCGCTTCTCGGCAGCATCAGCAGCTTTCTTGTAGCCTTCCGCAATCTTTTGGAGTTCGGCGCGTTCGGAAGGAGTCAATTCCTCACCGCCACGCGCAGCCTTGCGCCGGAATTCCAAGGCTTGAAGCGTGTAGTTGTCTCCGACCATATGGCGCAATGCAGCCAAACCGCGACCCGTCTCAGACGAGGATTGTCGGATAATCTCCTCCATTCTGAAAAGGTCATTCGCGAGTTGCTTGGCTTGTGCGCGGAGTTCTTCAGCGTCAACCGCTCGATTAGGATATTTCGCAGAATCGTTTACAGCCTGTTCAAGTTCTCGCGTGATTCTTCCGCGTTCGTATTCAAGTGATGACTCGCGATACAGCAACTTGGCAACATCACGGTCGGAAAGCGGGCGAGGATTCCTTTCAAGCTCATCGACAAGATTCTTGGGAATCTCGGGGTTATCGTCGATTTCAGCGAGCGTCTTTTGCCATGTTTCTTTGGAGAAAGAGCGCCCTGCAACATCCTGCAACGGTTCTTGCCCGCGAGCTAGACGTTGTTCATTGATTGCTGCGATTTTGGTTCCGGTAGCTGTGCGTGCGGATTTTTCAAACTCTCCCGACACCGCGCCGCCCATGCCAACAGGAGAAGGTTCAGATGGTTTTTCAGGAGGATTGACTCGCGATTCCTCCATCGCCTTCCTGCCTTCTTCGCGAGTTGGGAGTGTTTTCTGCGTAAAACCCTTTGGAGGCTCCATTGACGTTTGAAGCCTCTTTGCCTTTTGCAGCAATTCGCCAATCGCCTCTTTGGTGTTCCAAATTGTAAAAGTCCCATCGCCGGGAATGTCGATTGTGATACGCTTTATTCCGGCTTTCTCAAAAGAAGATGCTAAACCTTTTTCAGCCTCGTAAACCCAAGCGGCCCCAATTTTCCTGCCTCGCTCGATTTGTTTTTTATCCGAAGAAAAGTCACCAAAATCAGATTCACTCGGCGCATTCTTCAGCGCCGCCTCAAGTTCGCTTACGAGCGTTTTCTTTACCTTAACGGCATCAGCTTTGCCGCTCGTCACGGCAGTCTTAACAACCTGAGACTCGATTTTGTCGGCGGCCTTCTGAACTGTCGGAGTGACGGGAGGTTTAACATCCCCACCGACTTCCGAGCTTGCAGACTTTGCAAGTTCAGCGGGTGCGGTCGGTGTTGGTGACGGTTGCGTTTCGGTCGGTTTTTGTTGTGGCTTTGCCTTTTCAAAAGCCGGATTGACAACCATTCTTGGATCGACTTCGTTTTTGACGAGTGCGTACCAATTCCCCGGCTTTCTGAGGAAAGTCTCAAGCGCCTTTCGGCTTGTGTATCGCTTTACAATGTAGTCATCGGTTGCGCCTTTTCCGGGTTTGACCGCAATCAAATTGGCATCCGGTCTTGATAGCAAGTCGTTTATTCTACCAAAAGGAATTGTGTTTTTGGGCGGCGGCGGAAGTTTATATTCCGGCGTTTTCTTCGCCGGCTTGGGAGGTTCCGGCGCTACTTGTGGCGGGGTAGCGGTAGGTTCTGCTGCTACCGGAGTGGGTTCAGCGGTAGCTTCCGGCGAAACTTCCGCTTCTTTTGGCTTAGGTTCGTACCTGAAAACCGGCTTTCCATTTGGGTCATTGCCAACGAATTCAAGCCCGTTGTCCAAATAGAACTTGTTCAGGGAAGGCTGCTGTTCGGGCGTGTCAGCGAATGCGGTTAGTTCAAGCGGTTTGCCGGTTTCATCCGCTTTGGAAATCGCTTGCTGAACGATTTTTGTCCCCTCGCCTTTACCCTGCATTTCTTCGGGGATTCGAAGGTTTGAAAGCGTGATTTTATCAGCGTGCTCGGTGATTGTTCCGGTCGGAACATCGGAAGGAGGCGCGGGAGTGCTTTCGACTTGCGGTGCCGGACTGTCGGAGGCATTGACGACTTGAACATTGGGTTCTTTGGGAAGCGCGGGTTCTGCGGGTTCAACCGGAGATTCGACTTCCGCAGGCTTGCCGACTTCTTCCAATGCTTTCGCACTTTCAGAAAGCCCGCTTGTTTCGGCTTTATTCATCACCCGCTCGACTTGTGAGTCGAAACCGCGAGGAAGCGACAGGTCAGTCGCAACATCAATCTGCGCACCTTCAAGCGCCGCTTCCACTTCGGGACGCATCTTCCCGCTCTCACGAAGCATGTCCACGCCGGCCCTAACCTTCGTAGCCACTTCCTTCAAAGGCATTGTGTGAGCGGGGATTCCAAGTCCCATTGCGCCGGTAAGAATCGACTGAACGCGAAGGCTTGTAGCTTTGCCTTCATCGCCGGCAGACTTGGCTTCGTTTGACCGCTTCCAAAGCTCGCCAGCAGACTTGAGCATGTCTTGCGCGAACGATGCCCCGACAGTGATTCCTGACGCTGGATTAACCGTGCCAATGGCGACAAGCGGAAGTGCATCCGGTAATCCTGCGGCAAGTCCTGAAATTGAAGTGCCGATTCCCTTCGCGACTCCAGCACGCTTTTCGGGGTCTGCCAACGGTACAAACGGCTCAATCGCTTGCCCGATTCCTTCTCCAATGTTCTCCGTCGCCTGCTGCATCATCTGCGCAGTACCGGGCGCGATTGCCTCGCGAAATGCAGTTACGTTCTCATTGACGATTGCCGGCCAATTCGCCGGGTTCAATCCGCTAGCAAATGCCTGAACGTCTTTGTTTCCGGCTACTCCTTTGGCAATATCGCTGTACAACGCTTCCGATTCCTCACGCGACGGTAATTGAGCAAGCGTTGACGTTCCGCCTTTCTTCGCTTCATCCATTTCGGATTGCAGCGATTGACGGCGTTGCGTGACAGCGTAGCGATACGCTTCCGAATCAGAAAGCTCCCGCTCGCTTTCAACCTCGTACTCTTGACCGTTCGGAAACGCGATTGAGTAAGTTGGCATTACTTCACCCGTTTTACGGTTACGCCTTTGGGAATCTCGTCTTTGACTTTCGGGTTCTGATCGGTGGGCGTGCCTACTTCCGCAAGCGCATCGTCGATAATCGTCTTTCGCTTCACGGGGTCGGTCTCGTTCTTGAGTTGGTCTTGCGCTGCCTTGAGCACAAGCGACCGCTTCGCACCGCGCAAATCGTTCGGGTCTCTCGGAAGTCGCTGCCAAGACTTTCCGGTCCAAAGGTAATCATGCCCACCTTCAGACTTGGTGTGAAGGTCGGGAATCACATCCGTCTTGCCTTGAATCTTGGACTGAGACTCGGCAATTCGCTGCTGATTCCATTGCTGCTGCATCGTAAGCCGCTCATTCGCCAAGCGCAAATCTTCTTCCATTTTGGATACTTTAGCCCGTTCCGACTCAATCTGAACCTGCGCCTTTCGTTCTGCAACATCTTTCGACATCCAAGCCAACTTGTTCTTGATGTTCAGAAAGTTTGGCTCGTATCCCGGTTCGTAGGCGTGCCGCTGCATTTCCTGCTGGTCATGCGCCTCGTTCTCCATTTCGCGCTGCTGAAGTGCGTTTCGAGTCTTCAACGCCTCCAATTGAAGCGGGAACATCTGCGTCTGTTGGTCGATGGCTTGCGTTTCCTGCTTTTGCTTAAGGAGCGCGTCCGCCATGTTCAATCCTTGCAACTTGATGGCGTTTTGAGCCTGCTGCTGCTTGTAAGGCAGCATCGGGTCAACATTCGGCGCATCTTTCGGTTGCAACCAGTACGGTCTTGGATTTGCCCATCCACCCATAATGTTCTCCTTACATTCCAAAGAATGAACCGCCGGGGCCACCTTGCGACGGAGCGCCGCCCCCCTTTCCGCCGCCGCCAATCATCCCGCCACCGCCGAAACTTCCAGCCGTATTTGCCGCCGACTGCAACGCGACTTGCCAGTCAAGCGCCGAATTGCCAAGGCTCCATTTCCCAAGCCTGCTTTCATGCTGCATCACATTCTGATTCAAGTCCCATTGAGCTTGCTGCATTGGAGACACAAACATGCTCGCCACACTAATAGGCTGCGCCATTCCGGTCTGAGTAGTTCGCGCAATCCATCTATCGGCGGCACTCAACCCCTGCTGTGCATACTGCATGGAAGCGATTCCCAACTGCCGCAACCCTCGATATCCGGCAAATTGGCTCCCCTTGGTTCCGCTTGAAACACCGTAGGCGGCGGATGACCGATTGATTTCGTCAACGGTTCCCTGCGGCAACTTGCCGGAAAGCATGTCAGAAATCAGTCCGCTTTGCTGCTTCTGCAATGCCGCATAACCGGGCATCGCCTTTTCAAGCATTGCGGTCAATTGGTCTTGGTTGAATGTGTTCGCCTTCTGAACCAAGGCTTTATTCGCCTCGAGATTCTGCTCGTTGGTTTTGGCAGCAGCATTGACTTCGCTGCCCAAATCCATCTTGTTCCACATTGGGTATTGGGACCGCGCCTTGGACTTCCCAATAAGCCCCATGATGTCGCTGGCGATTTGGAACGCCGCGCCCGCTGCTTGTCCGTATCCTGCCATAATTCCTCCTTAAACGATGCTGTAAATCGGTTCCATGTTTGGGCCGGCTGAACCTTGCACTTGAACAACGTCCGCAACCACGCCCTTGTAATGGCGCAGTTCAAACTCCAATGCAGGAATCGCTGTGGCGAATCCAGCGTTCAAAGCCGCCGCCTTACGGTCCACCGTCGGCTCCTTCTCCGAAAGCGCGATTGCAACCATCATGTCTTTCAACGCCGGCAAGCATTGGATAATGAGGTAATCGGTGTCCTTTCGAGCGGGGATGAAATCGAGCTTAACCGCGACATCGACGTTGATGGTGTTGGTCGAAGAAGCGTACTGAGTCAGCGCGGGAATGAACGAGGTGCGGAATGACGGGTTGATATCGTCGTACTGAATATTTACGACAAGGTACTGCGCCGTCGTAACCGTATCGTAAGAATAAAGTCGGATAGTCCCATTGGTGACAGGCTTCTGAATTCCTGTAATGAGACTGAATTTATTCGTGCTGAGTGTGCCGGCAGCCGACGCAGCAACCACTTCGCCGTCCGCGTAAACGCCTCCTTGCACCGTGCGAATCCACTCGCCATTCTCGTCGTAACCAAGCAGGAGAACATTCGTTCCAACGTCGGCGGTAAGGTCACTGTAAACCTTCACTTTCGAGTCCACTCCGGTCATCTGTTGGAAGACGGGAGTGTTTTGCCGGTCAACCATGCCTTCCATGCACGAACAATCCGAGTCTTGGATGCCAGGACCAAGTTCAAGGAACTCGAAATAGATGTCGCGGTTACGTATCGGCTGACTGCTGACTGCCACGGCTTGAATGGCGGCAACACCTCGCGGCCAAACGAGAACCCCGCTAGACGCTTGGCAACGGTAACGGGCGAACGTGCCCCACCAATTCCCGGTGGTAAGAAGCCGTTCCTGCGCCTCGTTAAGCAGGTCTATGAACCTCTGTTCCGTACCGCACATGCCGAGTGCGGCTGGAATCCGACTAGCCTTTGCGTCTGCTAAAGTTCGCCTCATGGAGCCTCCGCGTAGTAAACCCTCGTTGTCCGGCGCAAGAAAGTAACCGTGTAGTAAGGCGGCATGTTGTTGTGTGCCGCATCGCTGCCGACCGAATCGCTCGTCTTAACCACCGAATCGCTTGTGGAATCCTTGGTTAAACATTGGGTGGAACTACCGGACTGAGGGGCGTAGTTGAACGTGGTCGGATGCGAGTGCGCCGGCATTTCCGAAATAGTGAGAACGTGCGTTTCCTCGCCACCCGTGGTTGTACCTGCGGTAAGAACCGTTCCGCTCGGAAGGGTTCCCGAACCGACCGGAAAGCGAGCTGCCAATTCCGTTACCACTTCCCACATTGGACCGCTCATTACCGTTAAAGCTCCAGCGTCTCCGCCGTCAAACGAAGTGAAATCGGGAAGTGCCCCGTCCCACATGACGATTGTTCCGGGTTGCGTGTTGTTGTACGAAAGCCATTTCCCGCCGGCGAAGTAGTACAGACGCACCGGATAGCCATTTGCGTCCAATTTCAGCCACGCCTTGGAATGGTCAACGGGTGGCGTTCCGCTCACGTTAATGCCGGTAATCGTGGTCGGCATCGTGGCGAGCAGATATTGCGCGTAGATGTCGAGACGATCTTGCTCACTTGTGATGCTTTCGCAGATGCCTTCAGGCAACGTCTGCGCTTGAATAGGAATTTGTGTGCTCATACTACGGTGCAAACCAAAGATTGTTGGGCTTCAAGTGTGGCTTGGTTTAGTGCCAATGCGTCCGCTTCCGCCTGAGTCGTTGCAGTAAAAGACCCTGCGGCAACTGTGACCGTGACCGGATCACCGGAGTAGCCTTCTGGGCATGATGCCGTATAGGACTGCTCCGCGTTTGAATAGAAGGTGCCGCCGCCTGCGGTTGCCCCAGCATTCGTAGAAAATCCCGGCTCACAACAGTTGTGTTTAAGGCACGTCATCAGCATTCTCCAACGGTATCGTCAAGCTGACGCGATGCGTGGACGCGGATTTGCTTGATTCGGCATTTGCCGGTCCATTGCATTCGGAGTTGGAATTCGTAACCGCGATTGGAAAGCCTATCGCCCGTTAAACAAGACTCTGGCGCGGTTGATGTCCGCATAAACGGACGATAACCCGGCTTGTAGTTTACAGGAATGCCACACGCTTCATCGCAGCGATTGACGGTGTTGCACTCGGTACGGTCAACCCATGCAACCCAACACGGGTATTGGTCCGGTCTGAATCGAACGTCGAAATCTACGCTGCCGTTCAATCGGTCAACGAACCATTCCGCGAATTCAAGCATCTTGTATTCAAACGGAGTTCCGAAGTTGAATGAGCGGGTTTCGATGGTGGACTGAATCGGGGTATGCGTGACGGTGATGTTTCCGTCAACTTCGTGCATGTAGGAATCGGAGATTCCGTCCATTTCCAACTCCCACAATTCCAATTCGCCGGCAGTTCCAAGCGCGATCATGAACGTCCGTTCATTGCCGCCGACTCGACCGCGAATGATTTGGAACACTTTCAACCCGGTCCAAATCCCTTCCCAACAAGGGTTGGACTTGTTGAACATACCGCTGATTTCGTCAAAATTGATAACCGCCAACCCCTTGTGAACCACGCCGTATTCTGTTGATTCCGGTTGGCAGGTAAAGAGAAGGCGGTTATCGAAATTAACAGCACTCCCGTATTCAAGCAAGCCTTCCGAATCTCGCGAGAACACGCGGAACATTTCGTCCGACATCGGTACATTGCCCCAGCCACCATTGAAGTTGCGCCGCGCCACGATGAACGAACGCACCCCATCAATCGACCGATACCAAGCATCAGAATTGACGTTGACAATCGAACGGGGCGACATCGCGCCGTAATCAACTTGGGCAACCGTCTGAATAGGGTACTGCAAATCCTTCCACACGGTTGCATCCACCGGAGCCTGATTAGTGAACACCGTGTTCGTGGTGAAAATCATTACCGGACCTTGCCCAAGCGACGTGTCGAGTTGCGTTGACCCGATGATTCCGGTAATCGGACCGGAATTCGATGGAGTCGAGAAAGTGCCGCCTTCGTTCAGGTAGGTGTTCCCGGTGAACTTGAGGACCGAATCGACAAAGGAATTGGACTGCGTTCCGCTGGTTCTGTCTCCGACCAAATCACCGGCAAGATAAGCGTTGCGGGTAGGTGTGGAAATCCAAATGCGCCCGTTGATGTAGGAACCGACGTAGCCTGGGGGGATTTCGTTGTTGGAATCGCCGGCAGACCTTCGTGCAAAAGCGCCATCGAAAATGATCGGGTTCTCTTTTCCTTGCAGCAGAATTCCGAATTGCTCGGCTTGGAAGAAATACGCAAATCGGTCTGTGGACGGGTTTGTGTCCCAGTGGATGATTTGACTCGCGCCATCGGTAATCGCCGTTCCTGCGGAAATTGTGGGGCCGGGAGCGCCACCGTTGTAGGTAAGTAGCGCGGCGTCCAAGTGCTCCGTGCCAACCACCACGTCGGCAGTCAATCGGGTGATGGTGAATGAACCTCCGTCGATGAAAACGAGTTGGTTTTCTTCAAGCGAAGTAATCCCGACGACGTAAACAGTGACGGTGTTTCCAATCAGAGGCAACGCGAATTCCTTCTGAACAGCGACGGGGACTTGAATGGTCAACTCGCGGGCGGTTGGGTAAGGAACGGTCAGGTAGATTTGGAACAATCTTCCGCCACGGGCGACGATGATTGAGCCATCTTCTCCGTTGACATCTTGGTAGAATCCCGCGCCTTGGAACACGCCAGAATTGATGCGCGTCTTGGTATCGTCCGAATCGTACCCAATGAACTTTCCTGAAAACGGCGGGCGATTGGTCGGGAACGACTCGCGGAAGGTGGTATTTACTGCGAACGCGACTTGATCCTTCTCGATTTCAGACGGAGACTTGCCCGAATCCATTCCTTTGGAAACGGACATCTGACCGTCATAAACTCGTTTGGCGTCCTGAATCAACGGATTTCCTTTTAGAACGTAAACGCCTGAATAACCAGCTTCCACTTGGTTGTGTCCATGACCGCCGCGCTTCCGGTGGACTTGTTAATCAACTGCCAAGTATGGTCCTTCTCACGAAGCAACGTGATGTCCGTGGTGTCTGCGTAAACGCTCATCAATGGAAGCTCAGTTCCCGAACCGCCGGAACTTCCGCTGAACACGTTCACATGGTCTCCAACCGCATACCCGACATCAATCGAAGTGCATTTCAGCCAGACATTGACGAACTTAGGAACCGCCCCAAGCGTGTGAGCAAACGCCACACTTGAACCGGCAGCTGGAATGTTAAGGTCGGTCGAAGTGCGACCGGCAAAAGCAAAAGACGGGATTGTCGCCCAAGTAGGGACTCCACCGGCAACCTGCAACACTTGACCAGACGAACCAACCCCAAGCCTTGTTCCGGTTCCGCCAGTGTAGTAAATCAAGTCCCCGGTTGTGGTCATCGGAGACAGCGCATTGAATGCCGCCGCCTTGGTTGTCTGACCAGTGCCTCCTTGAGCAATCGGAATTGTCGGAACAGAGCTGATGGTCGAGGTTCCTGCGGCAACCGTTCCGTAGATGAACCCGGTTGAAAGCGCACCAAGGTTTGTCGATGAAGGAAGGACCGTGGTGTAAATCGTGGTGGTAAGAACCGGAGAAGTGTACGGAGCAAACAAATCGGTGTCAGGATACGGTCCTTCCGGTCCTGTTACGGTCAATTTGTAGCCAGCAGGAATAACGGTTCCCGGAACGGCGTTTTTGACGTAGCTTCTAGGCGGCCCAACCGTATCGCACGGATTAACAAGATCGACCGTGAATCCGTCGATTACATTGTCAACGATGAAAAATGAAATAGGCTCTTGCGGTCCTCCAAGGATTTGAACACCAACAACCATGTGCTTGAACATCCAAGAGGTGTCTTCTACGGAAACAGTAACCGTTCCACCCTCAACTGGCATCGTGAACGGCTCGGTAAGCGTCGTCTGAGGAAGATTCCCAGCAGGACCAGTAGGACCGGCCGGACCCGCCGCGCCCGTCGCTCCGGTCGCACCGGTCGCTCCTGTAGGCCCCTGCGGACCGGGTGTCCCGCCAACAATTGCGGAACAGGTCGGGCAAATTGGCGTGGTTACAATCGGCTCTGACATAGGCTTGACACTTGGTTAGACGGCATTACCTTCGGTTAAACCGTTAACGATAACGTGCCAAAAGTCAAGTCAAAACTACCGGAACCGCAGCGGATTAATACTTACGGCATTCCTCGGGTCGATCCTGCTTGGGGGCAATTGCAGATTGACATGATTGCCTTTGCTCAAAACCTTCCTTTCGAGCGAACCGGGCAAACCCGTCTTCAGCTTTACAAGAAAATCAGCGATGCGCTCATTCCCAAGTACCACGAATGGAATGACTGGTCTGAACGCCTGATTTCAGCATTGTGCGAAAACCGATGGGTTGGAACAGCCGGTTGTTCTTCGGCTGGTAAGACGCATCATGTTGTTGGATACGCGGTTGTGTGGTGGTTGTGCGCCCCTGATGTTTCATCGGTAATCCTTTGCTCGACAACCACAAAGGCGTTGCGTCGTCGCGGTTGGGCGAACGTGATGCAATGTTATCAGGCGATGCGTGACAATCGGTTTGGGAACTTCGTGGATTCCCGAATGATTTGGCAATGCGAGAAATCGGACGGTTCATCCCGCATTCGCGACGATAAGCACGCCATCATCGGGATTGCGGTTGAGGAAGGCGCTACCGCCAAGGTCGCTGACAACATCAAGGGGCATCATACCCTGCGGCAGATGGTCATTATCGACGAGGCTACGGCGGTTCCTGAAGCCATCTTCGACGCGGCCAGCAACCTTTGGTCTTACCCGGCATCCCAAGCCGGCGGCGAGTTCGTGATGGTTTGCATGGGTAATCCTCGCTCGAAACTCGACCAATTCGGACGGTTCTGCGAGCCGAAAGACGGGTGGTCAAGCGTTACGGTTGAGACTGAGGAATGGGAAACCAGGCAGCAGCTCGACGGCAAATCCGGTGTGGTGGTCCGATTCGATGCCACCAAGTCTCCCAACATCCTGCGTGGGGTTAAGGTGAGCAGTCACCTGCCAACGAAGGAGATGGTGGATGCCGCCATCAAGCGGGAAGGGTCCGAGAACGACCCGAAATTCTGGTCTAACGTGCGCGGATTTTGGCCACCGGAAGGTATCACCATGACGGTCTTTACCGACGCACTCCTGCGGTCGGCAAATGCCTTCGACAAGTTTACCTTCGTGGCGGATACCTTCCTCATCGCAGGATTCGACCCGGCATTCTCGGCGGGTGGAGACCGGGCAGTAGTCCAACCTGGACGGGTTGGACGTGTTCAAGGTGGTAACATCGGAATCCAACTCCTACCTCGCGTTCAAATCACGCTGGACGCCACGAGCAGCAACCCGATTTCATTCCAGCTTGCCGAGAAACTGAGGCAATTCGCGGAACTCATTGGTCTTGACCCCAAGAACATCTGCATGGATTGCACGGGGGAAGGTGGCGCGATTGGCGACATCATTTGGCGAACATGGTCCCGCGACATCATGCGGACCGAATTCCAATGGAAAGCATCGCAGAACCCCATCAGCCACGAAGATGCGCGACTAGGAGAGGAAGTTTACCTGAACAAATCCACGGAGCTTTCATTCCAAGCCCGCGAGTACACCATTGCCGGTCAGATTCGCGGGGTGGACTCCGACCTTGCCGCCGAACTTACCGAACGACTTTATGACCCTGAAGGCGGCTCCAAGAAGCGGAAGCTAGAAAAGAAGATCGAAATGAAGGCGCGAACCGGAAAGTCCCCCGACCTTTACGATGCTTTCGTGCTGATGTGCGAAGCGGCGCGGCGACGAGGGGTGAAGATTACGCCAATCGGATTGACCAAGACTCAATCGGTTGACCTAGACCGCGAGCACGAAAAGGTTGTCAAGATGCACACGGAAGGGCTGTTCACCGCCGACAACGAGGAAATGGCGATGGAAGAAATGGGGATGTGGGCTTAGGATTCTGAAATAGCGGCAATCACGGTCTGCCTGACCCATTCGGTGTAGCGTTCTCGGGTTTTCTTAGGGTCGCGATTGGGAGCGTCCATGTCTCGAACATAAAGCAATGTCCTTGCGCTGCAAGCAATCCGGTCTGCAATCAAATCCGCCGCCTTAGTGTAATCACGCTTTTCCATAATCACTTCTCAAATTTGCGCACCAACCGCGCAATGTACTCATCCTGATTCTTCACCGACTGCTTCAATTTCTCAACCTCCGAAGACAGCAGCTCGTTCTCCTTGACCAGTTCAAGCACGGTCCGGTTATGGAGTTTCTTTTGCAGTTTCTTGGTCATCAATTCCTCCACGGTTCTTCACCTTCTTCCGGTTCCTCATCCGATTCCACTTCCGGCTCACCTTCCGCCAAGGTGTAAAGCTCGGACGCCATCCCGACCATGGCATTCACCAACTTCTGAACCAACTGCTCCGCATCTGCCGGCACTTCCTGATTGCAGTCGAATCCAAGCATGGAATCAATATGGCTGGCCTCGAAAATAGCATCCAACCTACCGGCTCCAGTCTCAATCATTCCGGTTATCAGGCAGTCACGCAGGGTCATCGCTTCCTCCACGCATTCCAACAGCATTCCACCGCCACAATCGGCAGCATCACCACCCCAATCAACGCCAACCCCAGGCAATACGCCACCGCCCCCATGAACACCGGCAATTCTTCAAGCCACGCTTTCATCTTCTTCATTCTTCTTGGCTAGGTAGTTACGCCGCCGAAACCGCTGAAGATCGTTCTGAATCCAGAAATCTATTGCCTTCGCGATTCTGGAATCACCCTCCGATTCTTCAAAGTGCATGCCGTAGGGCAATTCAAAATACGCCACCGTGTCTATGGTTCGCTTGTTCATAGCGGATCACACCCATCCCACCAATGCTCGGTATCGCGCAGGTTCAACTTACCCAATACCTGACTCAACCCTTTCCCAACCGCCCACTTCAGCTTATCACCAGCCCGCTCGCAACTCCATGTCAACCCGTAAAACACAAAGGTCAATCCACACCCAATTCCATTCCCAACATCAACCACCACAAGCCGACGGTTATTTCCCATGTGAGGAATGCGAAACTGCCGCCTAGGTGGAGACACCAACTGTTCAAATGACGCTTGTTCCACTCCCATCCACATCCCCTTCCTTCTCCCGCCGAATCACTTCCGCTTCCTTGTAAAGCCCATTCCCAGACGGCTTAACCACCTTCCGGTTCTCCCGATACCGCTTCACCCTTTCCGCCGTGGCCTTCCTTAACTCCTTCGCGGTCTTGAAATCACGGTACAACTCATAATTAACGATCTTCCAGCCATACCCGCATCCCTCCAGCGGAATCACCCGCCTCCCCTCGCACTCCTGATGGAAACTCATCGCATCCGGCTTCTGCAACTCAGCTAACCCCCATTCCACTTCCTCAATCGCCGCCCGCGTCTTCCGACTGATCGCATCCAACGTCATCGTCACATTCCCATCCTGATCCGCACACAACAGCAAATCAGTGAAAAAATGCCGCAACCGCCGATCCTCCGCCAACGACGAATCCAAAATCTGATTGTATAACTTAACGTACACGCTCGCCTTTCCACCTCATAATCAACAACATCCACCCATCCGCCACAAACACTACCACCACCTCCACCCACATGTCAAGCGTTACGTAACGTTACGTGTAACGCATGTAACACCTTTACTCAGACTCATACTAATAGGAAATCGTTACGTAACATTTGTAACGTTACACCCCTCAATCCGCATCGTCCACCAACAAAACGCCAGCTTCGGCGTCTAAACTCCAGTCATGCCTCGCATCCAGCCAAACTTGACGTGTTACAACCGACCATCTAACCGACTAAGCAAATTCCCCAAATACCAGAAATTCTCACGGGACATCCAACAAACCCAATGAATTCCTAAAAGTCCAAAAAATTGCGAGGGACATCTTATAAACGCGGGTACCATCGAAAGGGGGAGCCGGCCGTCGTTCGCCATCGCCTCCCCAGCGCAAGAGATTCCTTCCCCCACCCCCACCCACCCGTCACTCTGGCGCTTGATCCTGCGTTCCGCATTCCTTCCCATCGCGCTCACCCTCAGTCAATTGTGGGGTCGCAGCATCAGGAGAGCTATTAAAGATAACACCCGTTGCGCGAACCGTGTCACATTCAATCGCGTATGGTTCAGCATCACTAATCGTCTGTTGATACGCTCCGACAATGACAAGCCCGGCCTTCTGCTCATTGTCCCAGCCATGCAAGGTCCGCGCCGTTGCGGTCAATGACTGGGCTAAAGGCGCAACCTTTTCAACATGCGCAATCGTTTCAATCCGTTGCTCTGCAAGCACCTTTGCTGATTTCTCGACGGCCGTTGACAGGTTAGAGCGCGTCCGCGTTCCGATGTCGGCAAACGCACGATCTACAGTAACCTGATCGTTTTGGTTATGTAATTCCATGCAGACAGACCTAGCTTTAGTCCAAGCTCCGCGTTTAACCCACTGATAGACGGTCTGCGCGGGAATGGTTAGTTTCTGGGCGATTGCGGAAGGTCCAACTCCAAGAGCGTAAAGGGCTTGCGCTTTGGCTTTAACTTCCTTCGGGTGGGCGACTGTAGAGTGTGTGCGGGGTGTTGGCGCTACCTTTTCCATGGTTTTACGTTAACGTTATCGGTATTGTGTGTCAATGGTGGGTATAATTCCACAATTCAGGTAACGTTCACGCACCGATAACGTTGTGGTTTGAATTTGCGGCGAGGGTTAGGATAGCGGAAAGCTGGGATGCCGTTTCTTTGCGCCAGGATGCCCTAGGACGCATTTTGATTGTTGGGATGGGTGTTGGTGCCAGAAAAGCAAAAGCCCCGCTTTGTGGGCGGGGCTTGGTTGTGTTGGGGTGGTTTATTCCATTTCAACTCCGTTATTGTAACCAGTATGCACGCGGAACCACCCGCTTGTGGTGGGGTCCGCGATTTGCGCTTCGTTCCATACTTGAAGGCATAGCGAATCCTCCCCAAGCTCAACCACAAAGCAAGGGAAGTGCTTTGACCGCTCAATGGCAGATTCTCTGGCTTCCCTGAATGTCGAGAACGTGGTCATTTTGATTCGTCGGAAAAGCTCATTCTCCCATTGATCCACTCAGCGCACAAATGCCCAACGTCTCGCCCTTTGAAAACCTGAACAAGACCGCACTCTTTGGACAGTTCTGACGCCAAGTTAATCACAAAAGGTTTGTGTGCGGTGTTGTAGAAGGCGACTATTTGCCCACTTTGATTTTTTGGCCACCCGCGCGTCAATATCTGCTGCCCCACCTTTTCCAGCATTATGCAATATTTCATTTCTCACCTCCCGTTGCCTTTGCGATGGCGGAGCGACTCCACACTCGCAGCGGTGTATTTGGTGCCGCGATAATCGCTGGTCCAGCCCAAAATCCGTGATCCGTGACTGCCCCGTGACGGTCCGCGGTAGCCCATCGGTATGTTGAGCCGGGGAATCTAGCGTCCACCAGCGCGACGCATACCCAATTAGACCGATCGTCAGACCAAGCGCCCACGATCGGAAGTTGGATTTCCGCCTTGATTTGACTTATCCTTTTTCGCGCGGTCTTTATTTTCATAACCTCAGTTGCAGCGGCGGTTTTCCTGCTCCGTAATCGCGGCATTACGCACAAGCCGCGAGCCGCTATGGGACAATTTCTCAAGCAGCTCGTCGCTGGCCAAAGCATAACGAGGATGATCGTGGCGCGTCACATAGCCGTCCGCGTCGGCGATTTCATGCGGGGCGAATTGCCCCAGGTTGCTTACGTGATAAGTGCGCTTTTTCATCGAGTGTCCTTTCGTTTGTGTGGACAGCATCGCGCTTTTGCGTTCATTTGTCTATCTTAAACGAAGAAAATAGTTTCATGCCAATTGCGATTTGTTGGTTGAATGGCATGCGATTTTTGTTGTGTTGGTTGGCATGATTATTAACCGTGCCAAGTATTGATAATTCTTTTCCGTGCCAAGTCTGGAGTTTGTATGCTGTTTTTGTTTGATTGTTTTTTGGACAAGCTGCGGTCGGGTGGGTAAGCTGTCCGCAGACAGTAGGAAACAACAAACCAAAAACCGTATGACAAGGCAAGACATTCTAAACAGCTATGACGTGCGCGATGGGCGCATTGTAAGCCCCGGAAAGTTTGAAGGCGAGCCGATTTTTTCCCCTTATTTTTGGGATATCGGGCTTTCGGGATTCGCGGATGATGACGATGGCAAGGTTTACACTTTCCGCATCGCGAAAGATGATCCCGCGCACAGTGAGTTTCCAGAACTCCGGAAGTGGCTTGGGAAGCGACGCACTGTCCGAATCTACGAAACTGAAACCGGCTTTGTAAATTGTGACCATTAATTTTCCAACACCCCACATCAAACCAACAAAAGACCATGAACAAAACCGAATTGAAACACAAACTCGAGGCGAGAATCCGAGCCGACATCGATCGCGAGGCTTTCGACAACGCGCAACACAAGGCCATTGCCAAGATTCTGGCGGAGAAATTCGCCGGGAAGAAACTGACAAGGCGGATTGTCGATTACTACCGGCAAACGCTGCCCGAAAACATGCGCGACCGGGTGATTTACTATGGTGACGATTACGGCGCAATAACGCTCCAAATCTGGGGAAAGGAAGTCCCCCACCATGCGACGCACGACAAACGGCTGCACATGATGATCGCCAGCTCAGACCGCAAGGACGATTTTGACGTGGCCGAATTTGAACGCGCCGACATTTGCCATGGCAAGCCCGCAGAAGACAGGAACGCGCAACGGCTGGCGCTTCTCGAAAGCGGAGAACTTGACCGGATTTGCGGGATTGTCGAGGAGATTGAAGCTAAGCGGGGCGAATTGAATGAACTGATTTCTGGGCTTGATAGCCCTGGAAATCCGATTTGCTACGAGCCTGAAGTTTACCATGCGGCAAACGGCAGAAGCGTGAATTGACGGTCTATCCCTTCGCGTCCGGGCATGGAAATAGCGTGCCCGGCGGCGAACGGATAAACCAAACACACACAAACATAATGAAAGTTATTCTTACAAACGAAAACCCGTGTTGCTACGAGTTGACTCCAATTAATAAGCGGATTTGTCGAAAGATGATTCGCGAGACTGGTGAGGAGAGCGCGCTATTCCAAACAGATTGGGAATTCCCCGGTCTGGCTCAGTCTCTTGGTTGGAATGGGAAAATCGGGCGGGAGAAATGCGACCACCGGGGGACGGACGGAACGGTTGACTGCCCGGAGTGCGGCAAAACCGCCATCCAATTCATCATGGAAGCGGAAGAGTGGCTTGACGCCAGAGTTGGTAAGGTTTTTGTCAAAGATGTCGGGCACTACTTTGGGTTTTAACGCTCACAATTCAACGCACAACGAAGGAAATACCATGAAACTACACACTAAACGCAATCGTCTGATTCACGAAACTGAAGTTGACATTGAAGGTGATAAAATCCTCGCGAACGATGTCATTTTGCCCGGCGAATATAACCCGCATAATGTCCGCTTTTGGGTTATCGGGAACGAATTTGGCGCACTAGGCGCGGTTTGGGCGTCATGCGAATCTGACGCACTAGACGCGCTTGTCGATTCCGGACTTGGCAACGGCCTTTTGATTGAAGAAAAAGACGCAGATGAAGATTGCGCCAGACTCGGCAATGCCGGTGAGCCTGCGGATTTGACTTACTGTTGGCTTGGCGAGGTTGAGTTTGTGCCGTCGCGTGACTGGAAATTGCTCTGCGCTTTCGCGGAGGCCCGCGCCCTCGGGGCGGATAATTTGGACGATGGTAGGATTTACTCGCGCCCCGATTAACGCTAACAAGACACAACACAGCGAAACAACCATAAAAACCATGAAACTTAAACATCCGTTTTTCATTCATTGCCGGCTTTTGCCTGCGGTCAATGTTGGCAATGCGACAATTTCGATTAATGAAATCGGCTCCACGCCAAGCGGCAGAACTAGCTACCGTTATTACATTGACACTCCCGAATGGGAGCACGAAGGCAACGGTTTGGAATCGGGTGTCGGCGGCGGCGGGATTCAGTCTGGCATGGAAAGCCTGCTTTCGTTTCTGTATGCCTGCGGAGAGGCGTACCGATATAAGATGGCTTATCCCGAAAGCGAACCGGAAAACCTCGACTTGTTTCCTCCGAATGTCGCAGAGTGGTGCTATCTGCACAGCGAAGAATTAAGCATGATGGAATTGGAATTGCAGGAAAATCCCGAATTGGTTGAAGACTAACAAGACACACAGTCAAGGCGAATATGAAAAAGCGTTTCGTGATTTGTGCGCGGGCAACTAACGGTTGCGTGCTTTACTATTGGGAACCGCTAAACGGGGAAACGATGTCCCCAAGCGCCGCAAGTTGGGCACGCAGGTTTGACAATAGCGCTAACGCGAGGAGGAAGGTGGGATTTCTGCGCGAGAAATGGAAAGGATTAACCGATTGGACAGTTGAAACCGTGCTGGAATAACAGTCAAGGCGAACAACAAACACAGCGAAAGGAAACAGAATGAACGCTAGCAGTCTCGAAACGGTCCGTTGCAAGCTGTTTAAGGGTCCGAAGGACTCGACGCGGGCCGCTTGTCGGTATGGCAACCGAGTTGTCATTATCGACAAGGGCAGCAACCAGACGATCCTCGAAACGAAGTTTGCAACGGTCGCGGATGCCAAGCGCGAAATGGCCAGCTTGTAGCACACGAAGCCTGCGACCGGACCGCAAACGGTCGCAGCATTCGGTTGCTGTTTATAGGGCTTTGTTTCGGGCAACAAACAAGCGATTAGCATACAAATAACCGAGCACAGCGAAATTTCAGTTGCCTAGTTGTAGTCGAAAGAATACATTCACCCAAGATGAAAGCGGCAAACACAGTCAAGGCGAGCGCGAACCGTGGGTTGCGACGAGTGACCACGATACGCTTGACCGATGCGAACGCCAAACACCTGCACAACCTGAAAATCAGCCACCCCGGCACGCGGCAATCTTGGATTATCAATCGCGCTTTGACCATCGGACTAGGCAGCGTTTACAAGTAGGAACACAGCGAACATGAAAAATACACTCGACACCCCAGCTTCGTGCGTTGACTACGTGTGGAACAAGGCCCACAAGCTGGCGGAAGACTGGTTTAAGATGCAGTCTGAAAACATTTCGGTTAAATACTGCATGGCATTTGTCCAAGGGGAAAGTCAAATTGTCCCGATGTATTCGGAGCGATACTATAATTCTGAGAAGGCAACTGGTGCGCTTCGTGTTTCGTGGACGGTTGACGAATGCAGGAGATTTCTTGTCGGCCAGCTCTGGCAGTTCCCGATTGAACAAATCTAAGCGCGAACACAGCGAACCAAAAACAAAAAATGAAACCCGAACAAATCAAATCGAAACTAGACGCGCACGCGCAATGGTTGCGCGGTGATGGCGGGGAACGTGCGTACCTGAGCGGTGCGTACCTGAGCGGTGCGGACCTGCGCGGTGCGGACCTGAGCGGTGCGAACCTGAGCAGTGCGTACCTGAGCGGTGCGGACCTGAGCGGTGCGGACCTGCGCGGTGCGGACCTGAGCGGTGCGGACCTGAGCGGTGCGGACCTGAGCGGTGCGAACCTGAGCAGTGCGTACCTGAGCGGTGCGGACCTGAGAGGTGCGAAAAACATCCCCGAAATAACCTCCGCGCAGCTTATGGTTCCGCCTCAAAAAGGCGCATATACCGCGTTCAAGAAATGCGCGGAGGGGGTGGTAGAACTTCTAATCCCTGCGGATGCGGGGAGGTCCAGCGCAACAACGCGAAAATGCAGGGCGAGCAAGGCCGTGGTGGTAAATCTGCCAGACGGTTGCGCTGAGGCGCACAGCCTACACAACGGCGCATTCGTCTACCTCGTCGGCGAGACAGTCGTTCCGCACGAATGGGACAATTGCCGATGGAATGAGTGTTCCGGGGGCATCCACCATTTTATCACGCGGGAAGAAGCGGAGGATTACCGATGAACGACAGCATCAAATCAATTCGCATCACGGACATTATCACCGACGCCGGCACGCAGGTCCGCGCCGAGCTGAGCGAAGCCACGGTTGTGGACTACACCGCGCAGATGTTGGAAGGGGTAAAATTTCCGCCCGTGGTTGTGTTCCATCATGGCAGCCGCTTCATCCTCGCCGACGGGTTCCATCGGGTGATGGCTGCGATTCGCGCCGGGTTCCTCGACATTCTCGCGGAGGTTCGCCTTGGCGGCAAACCGGAAGCTCTGAGGTACGCGCTGCAAGCGAACGTCAAGCACGGGTTGCCGCGGAGCAACGCGGACAAGCGAAATTCAGTCAAGCTGGCTATCCAACAATGGCCGGAACGTTCCAGCAACCTGATTGCTAAATCGTGTGCGGTTTCCCATACGCTTGTCGATAGCGTCCGGTCTCAACTTGCAAACTCTGCAAGTTGCGGCGACGAGCCGGCAACGCGAACCGGGGCGGACGGTAAGGCACGAAAGCCCCGCACAGTCAAGGCGGTGGAGCCTGAACAGAACGACGAGAGTGTTGGGCAATCGGACGCGACGGCGAGCGGTCACAGCGAAGTCCCGCACGTTCAAACGGCTGCGGAGGAATTGGTTGCGGCTTTCGGCGGGATTGAGCCGGACGAATTGGTTGACAACATCCTAGCGGGATTCTCGCGGGATGTTCGGACGGTTAGCGGGATGGAGCCAAAGCATCGCGTGCGCGTGGCTCTTGCGCTGCGAGAAATGGCGGAAGGACTTGAACAGTAACACTTTGTCACCCGTGATTGCGATATCCAATAAAGTAGTGAGTTGTACCTCGCGAAATATTGCGCGAGTGGTCGCAGTGTGTGACACCTGCGGAGTTGACAGCCGAAAGGCAACATTCCGCACACTCGCGGAGGGTGACTCTAATTTGGCCCCGTGGCGGAATGTAAAGACGCACGCAAACCGATGCCTGAATCCCAATTACAGGTCAAGACATCGGAAGCGGAAGTCGGTGGACCGTGCTGGAATGCACAGGCCGCAAGGCAACAGCCTAACTAAGCTGAATACGGGGCAACCTGTGAAAGCCCAAACCCGACAAACCCGGTGGAACTCCGGTGCAGGTTCAAATCCTGCCGGGGCCAACTCTTTCGGTAACCCCATAACCCTATGATCACATTCTTTTTCGGCGTCCTCTGCGGCGTCTGCCTGATGCTTGCGCTGCTCGAAATCGCCCGCACCTACGAACGCTACGAGGACCGCCGCGTCAACGCGCAGCGGTTTGATGCACCGACGCATGCGGGAAAGCTCTAAGACTATGCGCAAACACTACGACACCGACGACATCAGCCCCCGCCACGCGGACCTTACCGACGCGGGCGGATTCAAAGTCCGCAAGCTGCTCTACACCCGAGACGAGCGCATGCGCTACCAGGTCGGCAGGGTGGAGAATCGAGCGGAGAGATTCCCCACATACGAACGCAACGGCAAGCTGGCCGGGTACACTGTCACCGCTGGCACTTCGGAAGTGTTCCGGCTCTGCGGGTGGGGCGAGACAATTGAGAAGGCGCTTCGGCGCGCAAACAGGAACAAGTAACCAACGGAGGAGAGATGAGAAAAACACTGACGGCACGAGACAGGGCGCGGCTTGCGATTTGGATTGATTGTTGCAGCGGTGCCTATTGGAGAATGCACAGTTCAACGCAAATCGCCGAGAAAGTTTCAACAGATTTGGGCCTCGACATCACCCCCGACATGGCGCGGGCTGCGCTGCTCGCGGTTTATCCCGAGCTGAAGAAGCAGCCAGCGCAGAACACGAAGGCGAAGGAACTTGAGCGCGAGATCGCCGACCTCCGCGCCCGACTCGACAAGCTCACACAGATGGCGACCGGCAAACTGCTTTAACCCAAGGAGAGAACATGAACAACCAACAGCACAGCAAACCTAACAAAATATGACTCTTGACTTTCAATCTTTGGCAATCGGTGTGGCAGTCGGCGTGATTTTCACGTTGTTGATTCTCGAAATCGTGAAGGAGGAAAAATGAAGGCTTATCACTTCACCGCTGACACGCTTCGCGACGGAAGGCCAATTCCTCCGGTCGGGGAATGGTTGGAGCACACCGGCCCGATTTTTCCCTGCGAATCAGGGCTTCACGCGAGCGCCGACCCGTTCGACGCTTTGAAGTACGCGCCGGGAGCAATTATCCACTTAGTCGAGATCGACGGCGAGCTTGTGCCGCATGGTGATCCGGTTGACAAAGTGGCCGGTCGCCGCAGGAAGATTATTAAGACCATCGACGCCACCAAATTGCTCCGCGAATTTGCGCGGTGGTGTGCGCTCAGGGTCATTCACTTATGGGATTGCCCGGACGTGGTGCGGCGTTACCTCGAAACCGGCGATGAGAGCATGTGTGATTCGGTCAGGGATACCGCTTTTGCTTCTTCCCAAAAATATACATTGGAATCAGACCAGTACGCTGCAATGGCCTCCGTTTGGTACTCCGCTTCCCCAATTGCTTCGCACTCCGCTTGGTTCTCCGCTTGGTTCTCCGCTTTGGCCGAGTGCGGCGACTCCGCTAGGGACGCGCATCGGGCCAAGTTTCGTGAACTTGTGAATGCAGCGTTTGATAAGGAGGAACAATGAGCCATCCACTTGACGCGGCTGACAAAGGCAAGGCGTGCGGCGGAATGCGGGAGCGGTGGGAGGCGCTTGGGTACGCGATTGCCGAACATGCGGTGCAGGAATACAAGCAGCTTGTTGACAGCGGGATTGTTCAGAGAGGTGAGATTGTCGAAGTGTGGCCGGAAAACAAGCACGGCGTAAATCGACGAGTGATTGGGTACAAATACCACCCGCAGGTTGAGGAACTGATTGCGTTTTTCCGCGATGGAGCTTACGAGGAATTGTTGACCATGTTGGGTAGCACTCGGGTTGACGTTCAGGCGACTTTGGATGCACTTGGGATTAAGGCGAAACAATGCAAACACTAAGTGAAGCCGACTTTCACACGGCGGCAATGTGGATTCTTACACACCCGACACTTGCGAAGTACTGCAAAGGCAAGGAGTTGGCTTTTTGCATAGACTACGACACGGGCGTTCGGATGGGACCGCGAACGGCGGTTAATCTTCGGAAACGAGTTTTGGAGGAAAAGAATGAAACTGTGCATTGAATGCGTGTATTTCAAGCCGGCACTCGACTTGGATGGCGGGCCGGACTTTGAAAACGGTTGGTGTCTTGGGAACGAGCAAAGCCGGTCCCCGGTGACTGGCGCGATCAAATACCCGCTGGCGAAAAACGAGCGGGAAAATTTGGCAAACTGCGGCGTGGCAGGCGTGCATTGGCGTCCGCGAAATGGGGGTGTGGCATGAACGATGGAGGTCCGGCCAAAAGCAATCTTCGATGGCGGATTAAGCAAAATGAAGTCAAGCTAGCACAAGCAACAGCACGGGCATCCCTACTCAAAAACAAGATTCTTCGCATCGAGCAGTTGAGGCAATCCATCGTGGACGAGATTATCGCGGACCAAGAAGCACTGGATGAAAAGGAAGAACAATGAACGACTTCGTAATCAAAAAGGCGACACGGCAAGGCGTTAAGCCGCTTGTCGGAATCTACGGCGAAAGTGGAACCGGCAAAAGCTACTCTGCTTTGTTGCTCGCTCGCGGGTTGGTTGGTCCGACCGGAAGGATTGTGGTGGCGGATACCGAGTCGGGGCGCGGGGAGCTGTACTCCGACGTGCTTCCTGGTGGGTACGAAGTGGTTCCATTCGGGAGTCCGTTCTCGCCGGAACGGTACATTGCGGTTGTGGAGTCAATCGAAAAGTCGGGCGCAGGAGTGGGCATCATTGACTCAGCTTCGCACGAATGGGAAGGCATCGGGGGCGTGCTCGACATGGCTTCTCAGAACGAGGAAAAAAGCGGCAAGCCGGGGTTGCATTGTTGGAAGGGTCCGAAGATGGCGCACGCTCGTTTCATGCTGAAGTTGCTTCAATCGCCCATCCCATGGATTGTTTGCCTGCGGGCAAAGCACAAAAGCCGGCAAGTCAAGGAGAACGGTCGCACGGCGATTATCAAGGATGATTTCACTACACCCATTCAGGCGGATGACTACATATTTGAATTACTAGTTCACGGAGAAGTGATGCAGGATCATTCATTCCGATTGACCAAGAGCAACCATCCTGATTTGGCTAAGTGCTTCCCCACTTCAGGGCCAATCACAATCGCGCACGGTGAAGCGTTGGCTCGATGGTGTGCGTCTCCAGGGAAATCGCCTGAACCATCCACGGCTCCCGGCAAAGACCCGCTGAAGGCAAAGTTGTGGGCATTAGCGAAGAAGTACGTCGGTGATGGCAATTCGCCGGCAGAAATCGAGGCGGCATTGACCGCAAAGAAAATCATCACCCGACCACTTAAGGAATTGGGCACGTCGGAAATCGGTGAAGCAATTGACCGTCTTGAAGTTGAAATGTCGGACCTAATTCCATGAAAATACCGCCATCGTTTTCAATAGTAGATCACTCCGAGTTGTCGATACTCGGGATGCCCGATGGGTTTGAAGCAGAATCGAAAAACTTGGGAACGTATCACGATAAGATGCAACTTTGCTCTTACTCCGAATGGGCATGCAAAAAGGCCCTTGGATTGACAAAAGGAGAATGGGTTCCTGTTCCCGTAATTACCATTGGATTTGAGCCATGAAACTGAAAATAGTCCGATACTACCCTGAAATGCTTTCGCATCTGTGCGAGCAGGAAGACGGAACTCGCGTCACGGTTGACGTTCAGGTCGATGGTGCATTGAGCGATGTTGACCCAAACGACATTGTTGGAAGAACAATCGAATGCGAATACATCTTCCCGTACTCCTATATTGCGTCGGGAGTGAAAGGAGAACATGAACCTTCCTGAATTCAGAAACCCGTTCAGCAACGGCGTAGTTGTCGGCTCGGGCGTAACGTCCGAACAGTACCAGAAGCATCCGGCGATGAGTCGGGGGGCGCTGATAGAATTTCGACGATGCCCGCGACGTTGGAAGTCCGGCTACAAAGCACCTGAAAGCGATGCGAAGGATTGGGGCTCGCTTCTTGATTGCTTGGTTTTGACTCCCGCAGAATTCCCGCATCGGTACGCGGTTCAGCCGGAAACCTATCCGGCACCCGAAAAACACGCCAGAGTCAAGTCGGGAGAATTGAAACCCGGCGACCCGCTTCCTTGGAACAATAACGCGACTTTCTGCTCCGAATGGACTGAGGCTCAAGAAGCGTTGAAGAAAACGGTTATCAGCGCGAAAGATGAGGTTGAGGTTTCCAGGGCTGCGGATGAGATTCTGAACGACGCAAGTGCCGGCGATTTGATTAGATCATCAAAGCGTCAAGTGATGGTAACGGCGGATTACACCGACCGCGAAACCGGAATCGTCGTTGCGGTCAAGATTCTGATTGACCTGTTGCCGGCAAGGGCACACCCTGAATTCGGCAAGTGCCTCGCGGACCTGAAGACAACCACATCGGCGGCGCACGGTCCTTACCTGCGACAAGTCAACAATTACGGTTATCACGTCCAAGCCGCTCTTTACCTCGACGTTTACACGGCTGCGACGAAGGAGGACCGGATTGAGTTCCGGCATGTTGTGCAGGAAAGCTATCCGCCGTACCAAGTGGGGCGTCGCTTAATCAGCGCGGAGTTCATCGAAATCGGCCGAATGACCTACATGGACGCACTCGCGAAATACGCGAAGTGCTTGGCTGAAAACAATTGGCCGGATTACGATTGCGGCGACCGGAGCATTAACGGTTGGTCTTTGGTTGAACCTGAAGCGTGGATGGTGAAGGAGTGACCGATGACTCGCTACCGTTGCACAAAATGCGGCGAAATCGTCGATAAACGCGAGATCATGGCTGACAAACACTTAACCAAGTCTGTTCACGGAAAGCAGACCACCCTTGATCTTTGCGGTCCGGTCACAATCCGCCAGCTCGCAATCTGCGGAACCTGCGGCGACCCGATTTGGGGCAAGGTGTACGAAATTCGCGGGAGCAAGACGTGCGGTCGGTGTTTCAAGGATAACGAGCGGGAGAAGGCTGACTAGGTTGCCCCGCATTTGCGGCCAAACCGGCATTTTAGCCATTTTGATTGCCGGCGAGTGTCAGGACAGCGGATTAACAACAAAATCGTTCCTAGGGCAAAATGCAACTCTACTCGCGCACGTTCGTAAGCATCCTCGACTCGTCGATTGCTGATAATTGGATGGTTCGGCACGTTTTCGAGGATATGCTTAAGTTGCAAGACAATGGGATTCTGGACATTACGCGGGAAGCGTTCAGTCGTAGAACGAACACCCCGCTTGACGTAGTGAATTCTGCTATTGAAAAACTTGAATCTCCCGACCCGCAATCCCGCGACAAGGAGGAAGAAGGGCGGCGGATTATCCGATTGGACGCGCACCGGGATTGGGGGTGGCGAATCGTCAATTGGTCGAAGTACGAGGCAATCAAGACCAGAACCGATGCCGCCAACCGTCAACGCCGTTTCCGCCAGCAATCCCTCCCCATACCCCTCCCTACCGATAAGACTACAGACCTATACTCAGATACAGACTCAGAGATGTCACGCACCGTAACGCAGCATAACGCAACAGTAACGGGTGAGGCGTTACTACAGCGTTACGCGGAGGAAATTTATGAGATTTATCCAAGGAAGGTGGCAAAGCCTTTGGCGTTAAAGGCTATCATCAAGGCACTTAAGACGCATGGATACGAAAAAGTGAAGGCTTGCACGGTGGCTTACGCGGAGTCAAGGAAGGGTCAAGACCAGCAATTCACACCCTACCCGAGCACGTTTTTCAACCAGCAACGGTATAACGACGACCCTAAAACTTGGGGGAAATTACCCAATCAAGCACCGCAACGGTTCGTTTCGGACTTCGACAAAGGGTTTTAGCATGATCGTGACATGCCAAATTTGCGGTGAGCAGGTTCACTTGGCCGATGTTCCTGAAGACTTGGGGATGCCGGGATTGCGCCGCTGCCTGCTTGACTTTGCCAAGGTGTGCGTCCACGAACAATGCGCCAAGGACGCCGAATTCAAGCGGAAGCAAGCCAGAGCAGAGATTATTCTGTCGAAGCGGATGGAAACGCTCGAAACCATCATCCCGCCGCTGTACCAAGACACCAACCCCGAAGACCCGCGCTTGCAAAAGCCGTGGCACAAGGAGGCTTTAGCGTGGGTTTATGGTCCGAAGGGATTGGTTCTCTACGGCGGTACTGGAACCGGGAAAAGCCGCGTGGCATTTCTGCTGTTGAAGCGCGAGCACCTTATCGGAAGGGCGTGCGCGGCGTACAGCCATGTGGAATTTGTTTCTGAGGCCACCCGGGCGTCCCGAGACTTCCGAAGCGGCGAGATGTGGATTGGGATGGTTAAATCGCTAGACCTTTTGGTGTTGGACGATTTGGGTAAGATGCGTCTTACCACGGCTACTGGAGATGCGTCGGCGGCGTCTGGCATCCTGTTTGACCTGCTCGACAACCGCATCAAGAACAAGATGCCGACCATCATTACCACGAACAATGTCGGGGAAAAGTTTGAATCCGAGTGGGGCGACCACGGGAAGGCTTTGGTGCGACGATTTCGCGAGTTCTGTCAAAACATCCAATTCAAGGCTTAAATGAACGTGCATCCATTCTGTTTGACGTGTGGCGGTGTTGGTTGGGTTAATCGCGGTCCCTGCATTGACGGGAGGCAAGCCGTTGATACGTGCCCCGAATGCGACAAGCAAGCGACGTTCCAAATCCTCGAAACGCACGAAAAATTGGCAAATAAAGGATTTGAGTATTTGATTGCCGTGCGCGAGAGTTTGCGCGTGGCAGAAGCGGCGATGGCAGAACTTAGGGTTGCGGTGATGAAACTTGAAATCGAACTGAAGGAGTGGAAATGAATACTGCGGAACGTGTGTCGGTTGGAATTTGGATTGCGGTAGGAGTCTCGGGATTGATCGGAGTGTTTGATGACTCCCCCCGAGTTATCATTTTAGCTCTTTCACTGTTCGCGGCATGGACTAATGTTTTGTTTTCTGACCTTCGCAAAATGGACTCGCTTTGCGAGGAATCAATCCGATTGTGCAAGGAATATCGCGAGAAGGTAATCGAACTGCAAGGCAAGATTGATGTGACCAATGGCGAGAAATGACTTTCCGCCTGCCCGTTTTGCGGGTCGGGTGGTGCTTGGGTGGTTCCTGATTGACGAACGGGATTTAGGGGCGCTCCCACACCCAAGCGAACTTTGAAAGGAAAAATGAACGAGCGAATGCGACCAATGACAGGTGAGGAACGCAAGCAAGCGGATGAGTTTCTTGAAACCCAGACGAAGCCAACCACCGGCATCCTCTGGAAGCTTTCGCCGGAGGAGCGTGAGGCGCTTGGGCGCGTTTGCTCAATGGCTCGCGTGTACTGCACATTGAACAATCTTGCGGGATCGTCAAATGAAATGCGGGACATCAAACAGCTACTCGGGGAAGAAAAGGAAGCACCCCAGATTTCCAAAGATGAAGCGCTGGAGTTCATCCAGTGGATAGCAAGGCTTGATTTGCAAGGACGGCAGGCAAAAGACATGGAAGAGTTCGCCAAGTTCTGCCGACAGCTAGAGGAAAAATACGGAATGCCGGTGGAGCATATCGTTCCGAGCAAAATAACGATTAATCATGTAGGAGAAATGAGCGGCAACAGCAACAGGGAGCCGTTCGCTCCCACGCCGGGTTCGGACTCGGCACGAAAGGAAAAATGAACAAGGACAAATACCGCTCAATGATGGCAAAGGACTTCGATGAAGAACTCAACGCCATGAATGTCTGCACGCTGCTACTCAAGCGGCTCACCTTCGACCAGCAATGGCGGGTGCTCAACTATCTGCTCGTCCGACTGCTTGGGCGGTCGTGGACGCTATCGAGGCCAAAAAGTGACAATCCGTAGTCAGAACCGCGAGCTGAGCCATGGAGGCACGAATGAGTGATCCAACCCAAACACAACCCACGGAGCCGACGTTGGCTCCAGCGTCGGGTTCGCTCCCGGTTCCTGGCGACGTTGTGCGGTTCACGTATCAGGGGCGAAAGAAAAGCGGAATCGTAAAGTCGGTGTCGGCGGTCGATTGGATCGCGACCGTTTATTGCCGACGCCGCGGAGGGGTGCATTCGGTCCGACTGGAGCTTGTTTCCTGCGTCGACGAACCAGCGAACCCCAAGCTCAGCGACGGCGCCCGATGAACACGACTGTCACCGACAACAAGATGCCGGCGCCGTTCGCTGGAGCGTCGGGTTCGTCTGTTGGCGGAAAGCGCCGCTGGCCTCGGGCCGAAGCGCTGGCCGTGGCTCGCGAACTGTGTGCCAGGCTCAAGCCTGTGTGTGACCGACTCGTGGTGGCCGGAAGCCTGAGAAGGGGAAAGGCCGACGTTGGCGACGTGGAAATCCTGTACATCCCGCGCATGCAGGAGCGACCGGCCGACTTGCTGAGCAAATGCATGGTCAGCCTCGCCGCCGAAGAGATTGAGAGGATGCTGGAAGATGGGACGCTGACGAAGCGCAAATCGCGGACGGGTTCTACGGCGTGGGGAGAGAAGAATAAGCTGGCACTCCACCGATCTGGCGTGCCGGTCGATCTGTTTAGTACGAGCGCGGAGTCGTGGTGGAACTACCTAGTTTGCCGAACTGGCCCGGCTGAGAGCAATACGCGGATCTGCATGGCCGCTCAGGCCATCGGATGGAAGTGGAACCCCTACGGATCAGGATTCTCGCGCGACGGAGAAACGCGCGCAATGGAGTCAGAGGAAGCCGTCTTTCAGTTCGTCGGTCTGCCCTACTGGCCACCGAATGACAGACGCTGAACCAGACGAACCAGGAGGTCACCGACGGGCGATAGCCCGTTCGGTGGACCGACGTGTTAGGGGAGAACTATGAAGAATCGAGAGCAACGCATTGAGTGGGAGATGAGCTACTGCCAGCACTACGCACGCGGGGACGGTCCAGACATGGTGTGCAATGCTGGCATGGACCTGAGCACGGTTCAGCGCGTCCGTGTGCCGTGGGGCGGACGTGAAGTCAGATTCGGCCCCTGCATTCGCGGCCACACGCTGACAGATCCGAAGCAGTACTGTCCACAATGGGTACGCCGCACCCGCGAGCAGGCCGAGAAGTACGCCGACGAGGTCGACCGTAGCGTCGAGAGGCTGCAAAAGGTGATGCCAGTCGTGGCTAAGTGGCGGACCTGGTCGCCATCGAATCATGTCGCCAAACAAGAGGTGATCGAGTGCCCGGTCTGCAATGGCAGGCTTCACCTCTCGCAGGCAGCCTACAACGGCCACGTCCACGGCCGGTGCGAGACTGATGGATGCGTCGCGTGGATGGAGTGAATATCCCTAACCACAAGCTGACCGACGCGACAACAAAGGAATCAAATGGCTGACGACAAACAGGGTGAGCGTTCGGTCCAGCGTCAGGTTCGGGCTGTGTGCGCGACCTGCGACTTCTGGGTGCCAGATCGGATGCAATGCCGAGCGGCAAAAGGAGAAGCCGCCCCGCCGGAATCGACGTGCGCTGGCTGGATACGCACGCGGCGACGGGACTTCTGGTTCAACAGATATCACCGGGTACCAGGCCCAATCTCGTCGTGCCCTCAACCGGGGGAGCCTGGTGGGGAGGGTGATGATTACGAGCGCTGGATGGAGGAGTTGGCCGAGAACTGCCAGGCAGACCGAAAGCCGTGCGAGGGTTGTCAGCAGGGAGGAATCTGCGACGGATGGCGTGCCAGCTTGGATGCGACCGATGCTCCAAGCGAAAGCCCGAACCCAGAAGTGAGCGACCGCCGCACGGTCGCAGGAACCAAACAACAACCCGAGCAAACTGGCGGCGGTTCGCTCGACTGACGTGTTCGACATCATGAGCAAAGAGACCAAATTCGATTCCTGGGCGCTGGTTGAGTTGTTCGGTCATCAGCGGATCGTGGGCCATGTGACGGAACAGGCCATCGGCGGGGCGTCGTTCATTCGGGTGGATGTTCCAGACGCGAACGGGGCGGCCAGGTTCACTCGCATGTACGGCGCCGCCGCGATCTATGCCATCAACCCCATCGACCGCGAGACGGCGATCCAACTAGCGCAACGGGTGGACGCTGAGCCGGTCAAGCCGTACGAGCTGCCGCAGATTCCCGAGCGCTTATCCGTCACTGCGGCTTCCGAGTCGTGCGGGCCGGATGAAGGCGACGACGATCCCGAGTGCCAGGAATGATGGCGAACGTAGAAGTCAGCGACCGCCGACCCGAAGCGTCGGAATCGCGTGAGACGCACAACGGCGGTTCGCTGCACTGATTGGTTCTGCTCTTTTGATTATGAATGAAACAACTCGAATAGCGAAAATCATGGCTCAAAAGCGCGCCACACGATGCCGCTACTTCAACGGCCTGCAACACGACAAGTGCGAAGCGGACGTTTGCTACAAGACGCTGCAAGGTGACGGCATGGTGCTGCCGTGCCTGCCGTGGCACTGCGACACTGGCAAGCCTGTGGCCAAATGCGAAAAGTATGGTGTCTATACTGCCAAGGAAATCGCCGAGCAGGAGCGCAAAATCGAACGTTCAATCAACGGCACAATCACGGCGAGAAAAGCCATCATCGCCGAACTGGACCGCCGCCACGCGGCTGGTGACAAGACGGTCACTGCCAAACCGCACCACGACTCAGACTTCGCCGAAACCGGATGCCAGTCCGCCTACGTCGCCGGGGTGGGAACAATTCCGTGCCCCGTCTGCAAGACTGGCACTCTGAGATATTCGCGGGCCGCGTGCAACGGACACATCCATGCGGCGTGCTCCACAGCCGAGTGCGTGCGATGGATGGAATAGAGCAGAACCCTGATTCCACAACCCCAGTCGCATAACACCATGACCATCTCAACCTTCATCCTCGCCATCGCCCTCGTCGAGAGCGGCAACAATCCTCGCGCCGTCGGGAAGGCGGGGGAATTGTCGGAGTATCAGATCACCGAAAGGGTGTGGATGCGTTACGCGAACACGGTCGGGCCATTCACTCGAAAGAACGCCGGCAACCGGATCAAATCGCGTTATGTGGCTTTCTGCCACGCTGAGGAACTGAGCCAGAAGTATAAGGCTTCATCCTCGCAGGTTGCGAAACTATCACCAAGCGAAAAACGGGTTTACGAATACAAACTCGTCACCATCTGCGCCGCCGGCTGGCACCGGGGAGAGGCGTACATGAAAAGGCCGATTAGCCGGTGGTCAGCGGAAACGCGGGACTATGCGGACCGTGTTTGGAACACCTATGAACAGCTAAAGAAGGAGGGGAAGTGAGCAAGCACGACTGCGAAACTGAATTGAAGAAGTGCTGGTTGGCTTATTCTGGATTCAACCAATCAGGCAACATTTGGAAGTGCCCGAAGTGCGGCAAGACTTGGGTGTACTACGAGACTGAGGACGAAGGTGGATGTTGGGAGGAGTCGAAATGAAAATGAGATGCGAGATGGAAAACCAAACAAGCTTCGATCCCAGCAAGCCGGATCGGAAATGCTGCCGAATGGCAACAATTCAGCATTGCGGGAAGCAACTATGCTGGCAGCATTACAAATTCATCACGAAGCATTCGCTCCCACCATTGCCACCGAACATGGGGCTAGGATTTTACCCAACCAATGTACCCATAATCGAAATCAACGAAGCAATCAAACAATGGAAGTCCGGGAAAAGGCCAACTCGGTTTAACCGAACGGAATGGCCAGGATTGTGTCGCGATATTGACGCCATGATTGAACAACAAAACGGAAATGAGTCAAAATGAACCGCGAGTGTATCCAGTGGGAAGCGCCAGAATGGGTTGTCACACACTCGGGGTGGCTGCTACTTGCGCCGATTCTTTTGGCAGATGTTGCCGATGATGCGCCTGTGCCTATTCCGCGCTGGCGATTGGAGTGGTGGTTCGAGCTTAACCTATGGGTCAATGACAATATTATCAATGCAATCATTGGCATGATTGCGCCGGATGCTATGGGATACCTGTTTTGGGGTGTGCGCGAGCTTAAGCAGCCGCGAATTGTGCGGGTGAACAACTGAAAAGGGAGGGGAAGTGAAAAGAGAAGTGTACTACGCGATTGAGTTGATGACTGAATATGGGTGGATTACCCAATCATGGTCAAAACGGAAAACGCTAAAGTTCGTGGAACGCGACCTTGCCGAATGGAAGCGTGAGGAGCCGGGGATGAAGATGCGACTCGTCCGCATCACAACGACGGAAGAAATGGAGGTGGTGGGGTGAGTAGCTTCAAGTGCCATTGGTTTCATGTGTACGGCATTGGGATAGCCATTGGAAAGCCTGCTTATGTCCTCGATGATGACGAGTGCAGTTACCGGGTTTTGTATGGGAAATTGTTCCTTGGACCGCTGGTAATTTGCTTCTCCATCCCATTGCAGCGCAAACACACTTTGCCCCCGGCCCGCTGATGTATGAATACCTACCTAACCCGCGAGCAACTGCTGAACGAGATGCACCAGCTAGCGCAGACGTGGAAGTGGCACGCGCAACAGTGCAACGCCGACACGAGCTTGGTGCTTACATCCTGCGCCGCCGACTTGGAAATGCTACGCGAGGCTTGGCTGATTCTGGTCGTAAAGGAAAACACTTTGCCTCCGACTGCCTAAGGCAAATCGGATAAAGGCAACCCGCGCAGGGATGCTTCTTCATGTCTTGAATCCAAGCGCGGGGAACTTTGAGAAAGGGAAATATGACAAAAGGAAACGTAGCGTCGGCTTACTGGGATTGTGGCGGTTGGTGTTTGTTCGATTCCAGTGGGGAAGTTATTGAGGATTGGCCGAAAGATTGGCCACCCAAGGTCACGGACAGTGACTTGAATGAAATGGGAATCGCAGTAATGCGGTCAGCGGGACAAAGCCTATGGCAAAAATAGTAATCACAATCGAGGACGGAGAGGAACCGGGAAGCATCAAGCTTGGCGTAGACATGCCGAAGCTAAATCCGATGGCTGACGTGTCCGCACTGACTCCGGCGCAACAGTTTGGAATCGAAGTGTTGGAAGCGTGCAACGATATCAAGGCGCGTAGCGAGGAGGAAGAATGAAGCACATCATAAACTGCATTCCGTCGGTGCTCTATCTGGCGCTTATCCCGTCAACGCTGCGCGGTGACTTCGACGATATCTTGCATGAATCAATCGTGCTCCTGTTGGTTTTAGCGGCGCTGCAATCGCTTTATCCAGTCCTTTACTCACTCAAGGAGCAACTCGAAAAAAGGCAAACAGCCAATGAGATGGACCAATGAACAACTGCGAGAATATCAAGCCCGTCGTGCTGCACGTTCGGGGAATGGGTCCGGTGCCGGCAAAAAAGAACTCAAAGATGCTGACACGCGGAAGGCTGATAACAAAACCGGAATATCAAGAGTGGATCTCCCGATGCGTGCTAAGTTTCGAGTCTCAGTTGACCTGTTCTACTCTGACAAACGCCGCCGAGACGGAGACGGAGCAGCAACGACGCTCGC